TTGTTCGTCACCAGATCGAACTTGCCGACCAGGTCGTAGTGCTTACCCTGAATGGGCTTGTTCAGGTCCACCACCCGCGCGCCCATCTCGGTGTTCACGTCCAGGGCGGTGTAGGATTCGAAGCCAAGCGCCAGATAGAAGGCCTCGGTGCTGGGAAAGGGTTCGTCCGCGGTGAAGCGCTGGTTGCCCAGTTCGCAGACGCCGGCCTCAGACCACTTATCCCAATTCTGCTCCTGCTGGATCTGCTTCACCGCCTGCGCGGCCAGGGGATGGAACGTCACGCTTCGCTCTCCTGCCAGGCAAAGATCAGGTCCTTGCCGCAGCTCTCCACCAGATTTGCCCCCAGGCCTTCCATCACATGGCGGGGCCCGTTGTCGCGCTCCCCGTCGCGCCAGCACTCCACGATGACCACCGGCCTGTATGTTTCCAGCGTCGCGCGACTGCCCAGCAGCGCCTTTACCTCATGGCCCTGCACGTCGTACTTGATCAGGTCCGGCGCGAGGCCGAAACTGTCCAGCGTCGCGGCTTCGATCTTCTCGCCCGGCTCAGCCGTCCCGTCGTAGGGACGACACTCCCAGGCGCCGGAATTGACCGGCATAGGATTGACGAGGCTCAGCGTCCCGGCCTTATCCGAGAGCGCGAGGCGATGTGCGATGCTGCGCAGCGGATCCATGTTGCGGCGCAGGCAGGCGAAGTTGTCCGACTGCGGCTCGAAGCACACCACCCGCTCGAAGCCCCTTACGATCATCTGCCGGGACAGCAGCCCCACATGGGCGCCGGCATCTACCGCGAGGCGCTTCGCGCGGCAGTACGGCAAGGCTTTTTCGATGATCAGCTTCTGATAGCCATCCGCCCGCTTGAAGTGGCGGTCAGCCTCGGGAAAGGCCAGGACCGTCATGCGGCTTCGGCCATCTGATCGCCGTAGCGGGCCATAAGGTCCGCCCAGCACTTGCCGGAGCGCATTTCCGCCAGGGTCCATTGGTTGTCGGCGAGCCAGGGAAACACTCTGTGGCGGCTGCCCATGTTCACCCAGGACGCGGGACTAAAGCCGATCTCCCTGACTCGGTATCCTGCCCGCGCCGCCTCAAGCAAGGCATTGGACTGAAAACCGACGACTAGCGAGCAATAGGGCAAAACGTCGGCGAGATCACCGTCATCCTTGTCCTTGACAACCAATTCAGCGGCGCCGGACGACCACGCATCAATCTGCTCGCGATCAAATTCGTCAGCATCGATGCCCAAATACGACGCCACATGGCGAGAAATGGGCAAGTAAACGATTCGCCGGCCGCCCTCGGTCCACGGCTCTATCTCCAGCCCCAGCGCATCCCACCGCTTCCCGTCGCTCGGCTGCGGCGGTCCCTGCAGGTGCCGGTCGCAGAACACCACCCGGTAATAGCCGTCGTAGTGGCCCCGACCGAAATACCCGTGGTCGATGTAGAAATAGGGGATGCCGTAGAGTTCGCATTCCTTGATGCGCTCTCCGGCCCCTCTCAGAATGCCCCACATGGCCGCCATGCCGTGTCCTACCCTGGAGGTGGCCGGGACTAGCTTACCTCCACAGCCTTCAGCGAAGGCGCTACAGACCACCTTGGCGTGTTGGTGGTCGGCGCAGTAGATGGTTGGGGTCATCGCTGCTTGCCCGCCCCCTGCTTCTCAGCGAACCACTGATCGAGCCATGTGACGAACTGCTGCTGGGTTTGGGGTGCTGCGTTTTCGATGGCCCACTTCAGGAACGTAAGCCGAGTGCTCGGGATAGCACCATCCCACAATGTCTTTAGCTTGCTGATCCTAGACTGGGCGTCGGTCGTTTGCACAACATACTTTTTCTTTTCCGACAACACCATATTAGCAAACGACAAACAGGCGTTCATGGACGGCGGCTTAGCGCGCGATTCTTGCTCACTGAGCCAGGCGTTGAATTTGTCCTCTGGGATGCTAGCTATCCGTTGCGCCCTAAGGGCGGCACGACAGGTAATACCAAAACTTCCCACCGGCCTACCTGCCTTACCGCGCAGCATAGAGCGGGTGCTCTTCTTTATGCTACTAACGGTGGACTCGCTAACGCCATATTTCCTAGCAAGAGCCCTGCCAGAACCAGTGTCCGCCAGGATTTGTGTTACCAATTCATCGGAAATCTGCGGACGTCCGGACCCTCCGACCAAAATCTCTCCGCGCTCCTTCAGTGCTGCAACAAGCTCGCCAAGGCGGCGGTTGTTATAAAGATATAACTTCGCCGCATTCATGTGCATCTGGGGAAACTTGGATTTGTAGGCATAGGCCTTCATCATTTCAATCGGGCTCTCCCACGCGAGGCATTCGTCAATCGTGACGGCCTTGGCGATTGCTGCCCTGGCATCCTCAAAGATCGGCAGCTTGTTCCGAATGTCGTCATCCGTGGTCGCCAGCGCCGTTCCGGTGGCGCCCAAAATCTCCACCTCGTCAGCGGAGTACACTTTTCCTGTGTCGAGAAGTTCCGACATGCTCTTTTCCTTTGCTCTAGTTTGCTCTTGGTGCCGAGTGAACCGGAGTCGATACGACTCTCAGCGATCACAAAGAGGCAGGCGCCTCTCCGGCTCAGTGCGTCGCGTAGGGATCGACCGTCTTCCCCAGCGCCTTGCGGGCGATAGCGCCCCACTTCTCCTCCCAGCGGTCTTCCTCGGTCATCACGAAAGGCCGGGACCGGATCGCATAGGCGGTCTCGTCGTAAACATGGTCCTCAAGCTTGGTATCAGGGCCCTTGTTCGGGTCCGTCTCGTCCAGGGTGAGAATAGGCACGGTGCGCCACCAATGCGTGCAGTTGGCCGTCACCAGCAGCATCGGGTGCTCCTCGGTCTTGCCATTCTCCCGAATCAGCGGATTTCCGGCCAGCCGCGCGAGAAATTCGTTGTAGTTCCTCTCCCGGTCCTTCTGGGACTTGCGCAGGGTGATGGCCGCCTCGTCCATCATGTTCTCAGCCGGGGAAGGCCCGTCGTGCTGCGCCCACATGCCGCTGTCCGCCACCCGGTAGTCCATCGGCGGCATGCCGCGCGATTCCTCGAAGGCCCGGATTTCCCTGGCAACCGCCCTGGCATCCTTGCGGCAACCTTGATCCGCCTTCCCGTTCCAGCCGTAAATCTCGGCAAAGCGGATAATCGCCCCAGCGGGCAAATACACCTCCGGCCAATGATCCCGCGCGGCCAGATAAGCCCCATCGGACACACAGTAGTAACCAATGCTGAAAGGCTTGCCCGTGCCCCAGTCGATACCCTGGAAGTGTGTCCAGTGCCGGGGTGGCGCAAACGGCCTCACAAGGTGCCGGTGGCGCTCCACAGGAAGTGCCTGCCCGACAACCGCATCCCAGTCGCCATCCTCATAGGCCCGCCTCAATTCCTCCGGCAGGCCCGCCAGATTCCCCGAGTAATTGACATCGAGATACGCATTGTCGCGCATCTTCGCCGGAATGAAGATGCTCAGCCGGCCCTTGTCGTCCGGATTACCCTTGGCCCGGAAGTTCGGGTTGTAAAACAGCCGCTCCGGCTCACAGGCGGTTACGAAGTTTCTCTTAAGGAAGTCGTGGCCGGGCCCACCCGGATTGGAGCCGAAAACAGCTCGGGGCAGGAGATGACGCAATTGTTCGGGAACGCGCTGTTGAAAGCCGCCAAGCCGATTTCGGCCGATAAGGTAGCTGATCTGCGTTTCCGTGAGGTGCGAGGCCTCGTCGATCCCCAGCACATGGATCTCGCTCCCCTGGTAGCGCTTAACATCCTGTTCCTTCTCGCAGTAGCAGAACATGATCGCGCTGCCGTTGGCGAAGCTGAACTTCTTCTTTGTCTCGTTATACGACCCAACCTCACCCGGCAATTCCTGCTGAATCGCCTTGATGTGGTTGTCTTCCAGCTCCCCAAGCGTCCGCCGGAACAGGTAGCACTGGATCCCCGGTACCGTCAGGCACCACAAAATCAAATCCCACCGGATCGCGTGGCTCTTCCCACCCCCCACCGCCCCGCCGTAAAAAACCAGCGTCGCGGCCGTCTCGTGCAGCAACCGCTGCCGGGCTTGCGGCTCGTAGTCAGGGGCGAATACGGCCATTTTCTACCTGTGGTATGCCGGAAAGCACCAATCCAGCAACTTCCTTTCTACTGGCTCGGAAGCAAACGTAAGAATGTTGCTGTAATGGCAACCTTCGCGAGATTTCTTTGCTGTCTCTGGGCCGGGATAGGACTGCGGCAACCTTCCTCGCGGATTTCCTGAAATTTGGCTGGAATGCTTGGTAACCATGGGCGGGCGGGCGTGAATACGCACAAGCCAACTCAGCGAAGGCCACCCCCTTCACCCAAAGGCCCCCTCCCAGGACTGCCTTAGTTGGCAGTATCGCGATAGATAATCTCCGGCCACAGCCTAAGCCATTGATATGTATGTATTAGCAAGCGCGCCTAACTGGCATTATGGAAAATGCGAGCCAGTATCAGCCGGCAGACTTGGGCGGTGAAGGGCGCGGATGCTGTGGCGCACTCACCCCAGTTGCTTGGTGGCTTCAGCCTCCTTCAGATCATCACGTCTGCTACTGTAGCCCTGCGTTATGGTACCGCTACCCATGATGGTGCGCACCACGTAGGTTGGCTCGGCGCTGTACGCGAAGCTCCAACCACATTCGGTCCAGTAGAACTGTGGCTCAGTCATTGTCCTGTCCGGGTTATGGGGCTTAGCCAATATCAGCCGTCCATGTGTTGTCTTCCATGGGCTCTATGTCGGCGAGCATCTCAGTAAGCCTGCCGGCTGCCGCCTCAAGATCGAAACGTCCATCCAGGTCAGCTAACGCGCCGCTGCCCTCGAAGCCACATGCATAGACGTCCACATAAGCGTTCTTCAGGGCCGCCAGCAGCATCTCGGGCGTAATTTCAAACCAGCTCACTGGCTCACCGTCTCAATCTCAATGATGTCCTCATCGCAAGGAATCGCGCCGCGGTTCAGGTCAAACCTGAAATTCACCACCAGGCCATGCCCTCCGCCTTGCCCGGTTCCGCCCCAATCCTCACGGGTCATGGGGTTTACCTGCAAGAGCTTATCTGAGGCCTTCCAGTCTCCGCGCTTTCCCGCCTCCACCACATAGCCTACCTGGGCCTGGCAGAACTTGGCATTGGCCGCGTCGAGCTGGTCCGCGAAGTCTTGGTCGTCATCACGCCAGCGCTTGAGTGTGTCCGGATGAATACCCGTAGACCGTGCCGCCAGCCTCTGATCGCCCGTCAATTCAACCTGAGCTAGGATATGTGCCGCATTCTCAGGCGTGCGCTTACCCCAATTGGCGATCTGTGTTGCACTGCGGGATGGGCCGGTTGCCAGTTGGTTGCCGGTCTGGCTGTGGGTTGCCACAATCGGTTGCCACTTCTCCGCCGCCTCACGCACCTTGGCCGCCTGGGGATTGCTTGCCCAGCCCTCGCGGTTGGAGCGCTTTAGGATGGCCTGCTTACTGATCTTGTTGCCCTGGGCCGTCATGTCCCTAGCTATGGCGTTAGCGGCCTTGCCAGCCTCGTACAGGCGCTTAATCTCATTCCAGGGAACGGGCTTGGTGTTAGCTGGCATGGTTACTTCACCCTAAACCCCATCGGCAGCCTGTCCGTCATGCGGCATAGCTCATTGCCATGTGCATCGTACAGGCCGGTAAAGACTGGGCCGTCCTCAGGCTCATGGACCGTTATGTGATCCGGGCCGCCGGTTTCGTACCAGTAATCATCATCGGCCCTAACTGGACGTGGCCTGCGGGTGATGTAGCTCACGCGACCTCCGGGCACAAAAATACCCGCTCGCGGCTGGGCCGGGCGGGGTGTGGGACGCAAAATCCCATGTTCGCGAAAAAGATAGGCTTTATTTGCGAGAACTGCAAATTCATTTTTACGGCCGCCCATTTAGCCATTTGGCGAGCCGCTCCAGATTGTCCAGGTGCATCCGGTCCACGTAGTAGCGGGATATGCCCAGCACCTTGGCCATGCGGTTGGTAGCGAAGCCACAGGCCTTGCCCCACAACACACCCCTGGCGGTGGTGTCCTGGACGCGAAGCAGCCAACCCAAGGTCTCATCCATGCGGTCTATGGCCTCGGGCTTGGGGGCGGATAGCTGGACCTGGGGCGAGGCCGCAACGTCGTAGGCCTCCCAGAAGTCCTGCACCACGCCGGGCCATGCCGCCTGGTATCTGGCGGGCCGGGCGCCCTTGAGCCTGAGGCGGCGCAGGGTATCGGCGGCCTCGGCAAGTCTGCCTTGGACGCTCTCGACCGTGTAGAACTCGATTTGAGCATGGGCAAAACGGCTCATATGTAGCTATTGCTCCTCGGGGAGGGGGATGATGCGGTCTTCGGGGTCGAAGCGGAAAAAGCCCTTCCCCTCTTCCTCCCTTCGATATCCAATGCCGGGGCGCGGGCGACTCAAGGTCGTGCCCTCCTGCATCCTGATAAATACCATGGCGGAAGAGCGGACTGCGCTGGGCACGAACCTGAACCGCGTGCCCGGCTCCACCTCTTCCGGCTTCACGCCCTTGGGCTTGGGCTTGAGGGAGTCGCGGTAGGCGCGGACTGCGTATTGCAGGGCTAGTTCGCTGTTCAGGGCGGCGCCGGACTCCTCCCACGCCTCCGCCGCCTTGAGGACGGCCTGGACTTGGGGGGATAGGGGCCCGAAATGGAGATCAATCTCGTCGTCCATGTTGCAATACTCGCATCCGTTGCCTAGAGAAAAGTAGTTGGCGTGAATCGCGCAGAACGCGACATCACAGCTAGATCTGATCATTTCTGTCCTTCCTCTTGCTTGGGGGTGGCGCGGGCACCGCAGGAGCACTCGTCATCGTAACTGTATTTTGAACGACACCAATGCTTGCAGCCTGTCTGGGTTTCCTCTCCGCCCTGAGCCGGGATAGCGCGGATGTCTCGGCACAATTCCTCTACCAGAATGTGGACCAGCTTAGCGTGTTCTTCTGACCACGCTTGCTTAGCCTTACGCTCAAGCAAGCGTGCTAGCGCCAACGCCTCAGCCCTCGGGATAAGGTCATCCTTGGTCATATTGGGGTTTCCTCCTCCGGCCAACTGGCCTTGCGGGCAGCCAGGGCGGCATCCGCCATTTCGGCCATCTGACGGGCAAGAAACTTCGCCGGGTTCTCGCCTGACGCCTTATGGTGATTATCAGTGGCGACCACCACGCTTTCATTCGCCCATGCCCCGCCGAGCGCCGCGCAGTAAGCCTCCCACCATGCGGCCCGGTCCTCTTCGCGTGTGGTCATGGGGTTTTGTCCTCCTCGGTGGTCCGCTCCAGTCGCTGAGCGCCGCACGTCAGGGCGAAGAACGCTTTCTCGCCAGTCGCGTCGTGAACCACATCACAGCGCCCACGGTTCTCAGCCGTGCAGGCCTCCACCGTCACAATATCGCCCAACTTCGCAAACCCTGGCGCCCCCATGCCGGTAATGCGCAGTTTGTCTCCGGGCCTAATCTTGCTGTAGTCAATCATGGGGTTTTGTCTCCAAGGGTGGTGCGGGCGAAATACTTCTCTGCTGCCCGGTAGAAAGCTTCGCAGTCCTCGCCCAAAAGCAGCGGGTCGTCTCCAAACTCTGCCCATTTCCGCATCCACGTCTCAACCGCCGCCCGCAGCTTCTCCACCTCTGTGTCAGTGGTGGCGGGCGGGAGGGCGCGGATGTCTTCCATTGCGTACATGGCTACCGCAGCCGCGTTTGGATTGAACGCGCATTCCTTCCGCTTGCACCATCGAACCCACCGTTCCACCACCGCCAGCACGTCGCTCTCACGCAGGAGCTTTTCAGTCATTGTCAGTCCTCCCGATCATAAAGCCGATAGCAAACACCACGAAGGCGCCGCCAATCAACGTCAGCACCTCGAAGAGGTTTGGATCACACCAGTTGGTCATCGTCTTGCCTCCTCGGCATGGTCTGTGGTGGGGGTCATATGGCTAGAAATCCCCTTCCGCGACCTGACAGCACGGAATACCGTTGGCCCGCCACATGGCGACAACGGACGCACGGTCGTCAAAGACCAGATCGGGCTTCGGTGATGCCTGGGCCAGCCACCCGGCCTTGAGTTCAGTGTCGGGGGTATGGTCGCCAGCCGGTCGCGAATGGGTCAGTAGGTGAGAGAAGCCGTATTGTCCCAGCCAGACATGCGTCTTTTCGATCACCTGGGCGCTGCGCCCGGACCATATCTCGATGCGATGACCGGTGATGATCAGCGAGCGCATGACCTCCATAACCTGCCAATATGGCCGGTCCTGATCGCAGGCTTCGAAGAATGCATCCCAATCCTTCTTGCCATTGGGCTGCTGCACGAAGTGCTGGCGGTGCTCGTTGAGGGCTAGGGTGCCGTCAAGGTCAAAGACGATGAACACGGGCTATTATCCTCCTATGCTGCTGTGGTGGAGAGGCGGCGCTTAGCCTCGCGGGCGCAGTCGAATGCGGTCACCCGCCAGTTGCCCCGTTCGTCCCTCGCGGTGTACAGCCCGCTGGACTCCCACTCCTGGCGAATCTTTATCTTCATGTTCACGAGGGCGCGCTCCTCTTTGGATACTTCCGGACGCTCAGGCTTGGGCAACACCTGCTGGCCGCGCCTGTTCGGGTGCAGCCGTCCGCTGCAATGCTCGGCAATCTCGCCAATCATGGGCCACTTGCGGGACTTGCGGGACTGGATTAGCGACGATATGCCTTCCGTAAGCTCCCACTGGTCGAAGGGCCGTAGCTGCTCGCAATACAGCTCCACCATGGCCGAATAAGCCGGGTCCGACTTCGCGTGCGGTAACTCGTAACCGGCCGCCATGAGCTTAGACAACACGCAGGTGATAACTACTTCCCGGCTGCTCGCCATTCTGCCTTTCCTCTTCGTCCGCACGTTTGGCCGCATTCAACAGGGCGTCGTCTATCGCGGTGCCCGGTGTGTCGTATTCGTCCGACCACTGCTCGCCGTTAAGCCATGAACTTGGATGGGGGCAGAATTGAATCCGTCCATCCCAGGGTTCGGCGGCGATGAAGCGCGCAAGGCCGGTCATGATTTCTTCATGCGTCGCTTTCTTCCGCGCCCGCTCGTAACACTGCCGGGCATAGCCCTTCTTCACGCGACGGGGGTAGCAGGACCAGAACTGCTCGAAGTCAGCAACGCCTCCATACTTGGTGCCCATATAAGTCTCCTACTTCGCTTCAGTCATAGGTGGGACCCACCCGTAAGGAACCCCTACAGCCCACCCCTTCCAGCATTGACGCCCTTTTTCCGTAGCCTGTTATCAAGTGCTCGTATCGTGAGCTAGACGCCGTGTTCCTATTCGGGAGAACTTGTTTCTGATTTGGCCGGTGCAAGCCGCATCAACTCCGGGTCCCATCTAGAGTGGCTACAACTTGGCTTTCCTGACGCCGGGGATAGGACCCGGACAGCAGCGGGAGCCAAGAACCGTGGGCGACGATTGACAAAGGAGAGACGTTGCGGTACCGTAACGAACCTTCATTTCGATAGTGCAACGAAAGGGCTCGGGGACCTCGCCAGGACCGGGCCTTTTCTCTGTCTAATTCTACCCAAAACCACGAGAACATCACAGCAACAAATGCTGTTTTATCCTTGTGGCTTAAGGGCATAGCGTACATTACTCCGCCGCCTCCCGCATGTCGTCCAGCACCGCATCGATCAGCCCGTCGCGCAACACCGCGTCAATCAGCCGCCGGGCCAGCGCCGCCTCAACGATGCCGCGCGCCGCGGCAGCAGGCGCCAGGCCTTCCACCACCGCCGCCGGGCAGCGCAGCACCATGCCGCCTCTCCGCCGACACCCGCAGCGACGTGCCGCCGGCATCCGCCGGCCGGTATTGCGGGCATATTCCGCAAGGCGGCAAACTTGGCGACGCGACAAGCCCAGCTGCCCCGCGACCTGGGCGAAGGTCAGCCCATTCATGAGCAGCGCCGCGACCGCATCGGTTTTGGTCGCAAAGCCATGGAATTGCTCGGTTGCCCTCATGCCGCGCCTCCCGTCTGGTCATTGTCGTCAATCAAATCCGCGAGTCGCTGCGCCACTGCCTCGATATGCTTGGCAAGGCCATGGTGGGCCACGGCAATCGATTCCAGGGCGTCCCGCAGCTCCATCAGCGCATTGACTGTCACCTCCCTGGACGGCTGGCTGTGCGGAATCCCCCTGCCCATGCCCAGGGCCTCCAGGGCGTCGGTGTCGCCGTCTGAGAGCCCGCGCAGGCCGTCCAGGCGTACTTCGCGCGGGCGGGGGTGAAGTCGGGTGATTTTGGAATCGTCAGGCACAGGCTGCCTCCGGCGCTGGGTAGTAAACGGACGCGATATGGCGAGATAGATCAGCCGGTATCTTGGCTATCATGGCGGAGGCGTGCTTGCGGGCCAGAGACTTGCTGCTGGTCATGCGGGAGATTGACGGTTGCTTGTCGTTGAACCAGTCTCCACCGCACTTGATGCCCTCCATTGCATGCCGCCCAGCAATGCGCGTGAAGTCCTGCCCGCGCTTGGTCTGGTCGCTCCAGTTCATGCCGCTGGATTTGAACCCGCCAGCCGTCATCGGCATCAGCGCCGGCACATCGCCCCAAAGGTAATAACTGCCGTAGTTCCATGCCGCGCGGCCGGCCCAGGGCTGTGCGCCGCGGACGTTCTCCACCACCATCGGGATATGCTGCCCGGCCGCCTGGCAGGCCTCTTGCTGAAGCCTGAAGCAAGCGTTGAATAGAGCGTTCAATTCCTCGGTCGTGCGCGACCCGCTATAGCCCTCCGGGAAGTCGTCCTTACCCCGCAGCGCCCGCGCAATCTGCTTGGCCCGGCTCCACGGCATGGCCATGTAGCTGTATTCCTGGCATGGCGGCGACGCTACAATGAGGTCCGCGCCCTTGAACTGCGATCCATGCAGGGTCAGCACGTCTTGCACGACAAGTTGGGCCGGGTAGCGCTCCTCGCCGTAGACGTGCCGCTCGATGTCAAATCCGATCACGTCCCACCCTTCGGCGAGGAGGCCCTCAGCCCAGCCTCCAAGGCCGCAGAAGAGGTCTATGGCGAGCGGCTTCATCCCTGCCCCCGTGCATGCATCTTCCGCTTTGGCCAAGCGCTTTGGCCTTCTGGGCGGGGCTGGAAGGGGCGACCGGCAATGCGCTTCTTGGGACCGGTCTTGGTCTGTCCGGTCAGGCGGCGGACTTTCGCGATGGCATGAATATCGCTGCCGTAGGTGGTGGCCTTGGTGCCGTTCGTCTTCTTGTTGGCGCAGGGTGTGCACAGCAAGCAATCGGGCTTCTGGTCATTGCCGAGGGCGACGGGAAGGGTGTGCTCCCCAATGCAGCCCCGGTATGGCATCCTCTCGCCACAGGCTGCGCAGACTCTCCCTTGGCCCTCGTACATGGCCCGGCGTTCTTTGGGTGTCAGATATTTGCGCCGCGTCATCCCGCCACCTTGTCGCCATAGTCCTTGCGCGGCAGGTAGCAGCGGGCGGCGTGCGTATCGCAATACGCCCTGCCATCAGGCACGATAGGCGCGTCGCAGAAACCGAAATCAGGCTTGCCGGGCGTCCCGTGCGGAAACTGGCAAGTCTTGGGCCGCCAGATCACGTCACTGGGCCGCGCGGGGCGCACCAGGACGGGCTTGGGCGGTTGCTGGGGTGTCTGGGGCATGGGCAGGGCCGTCATTGCTTCCCGGCCTCTCGCGCGGCCCACCAGCTTAGGCTTGGGTGCCTTCTTCGGCTTCGGGCCGGGCTTAGCGGCACTCTCGGCGCGGCGCGACGGCCGTCCAATCGGGCGCTTGCCGGATAGCCGCAGGCGGTCACACCGGCCAGCAACCTTGCTCCTGGAGAAGCCCAGCCGCTCGGCAATCACCATGTAGGTCAGCCCCTCGGCGTACATTTCTGTCAGCCGGGCATCGTCCTCGGCGGACCATGTGGTGATGGTGCGGCGGGCGCTCATTCCAGAACCTCTTCGCGAGGCGTCCATGTCTTGTCTTTGAGCTGATACCAGCCGTGCAGCACCACCTTGCCGACAGACAGCAGCAGGGGCAGATTTTCGCTCTCCAGCATCTTCGCCTTACGGGTCGATTTGTGGGTGTGGTCGGTCACCTGAATGAAGTGGGGCGGTTCTCCTTCCTTCAAGGCGATCACGTCGATGATCCCGAGGAAGTCCTTGGAGACGTAACGGCTGATGCGCCGCTCCACGATATCGGCAACGAAGCCGAGGGCCTCCATGTGTTTGATTGTGCGGGCCGTGGGGGTCATGTTTTGATGACTTCGATGGAACGGTTTTGGTGTGGGAGCATCCGGATGCGGCCCCTATCCACCAGTCCGCGCACTATACGGTGGACCCCGCTTTTGCTACGCAAACCAAGCGCCCGCATGATCTCTACATAGCTTGGCGAGTAGCTGTGCTCCTCAATATACGAGGCGATGAAAGACATGGCGCTCGCCTGCTGCTGTGTCATCCCGACAGCCCAAGCGGACGTCTCCATCAAAAGACGTGGCCTTGGTGATATCCATGTCGGGCTGGCGTCGCTCACGGGTTCGGCCGGCAACGGCTGCCCGAATTCCATACATGATAGGTCGCGGCGCCAAGCCTCTATGATATCGCGGTACGGCTCATTGGCCGGGTCGATTGGACGGTCCAGCATCACCACCCCCACCGCCCGCCGCCTTCAACGGCCGCCGCAGCCTCGTCGTCCTCACCCTCGAAAGGGTCACCGGCCACAAAGATCGCAGTCGAGTACAGCGCCACCAGTCCAACCAGAAGAAGTACAGCCGCAGAAGCGCCCAGAAAGAGATAGGCGCCCACCAGCGCCGCGATAAAGCCTGCCACGACCATCCATGCGCCAATGATCAGCGCGGTCCAAACCAGAGTTTTTCGAACGGTAGTCATCGGCACCTCCAAAAAATCCCCGGTCAGCGCGAAGCCGACCGGGGGAGTTTGAACAGGGAGGTTCACGTCGCGAGACGTAGGACGGGCTGACCCGCCCTCTTTCCAGCGCAGGGGAGCGCAGGGAAGCTCGGTATTGGTGGCCAAGTAGAGAGGAGCCACCAAGGTCATCGCGGACCACCCTCGGCTTGATGGGCGGGTTTCGGGACGGCTTTTGGCTTCGTCAGCAACTTGCGCCGCGCCCACTGATCAAGCGCGTTGGCGATGATATGCTCGCGCGGGCAGGCCGCCTCGCAGATGCGCAGTTCGTCGCGAATGAACCGCTCCAAGTCGAGCATCTCGCGGTAGGTCATTCTGAGCAGATTGTCAGCGGCCCACTTCACATGGAGTTCGCTCATGTCCCTGCCCCCGCCCGCACACAGCGCGCCGCCGGGCCGGTATTGGTGGCCAAGTAGAGAGGAGCCATCAAGGTCATGCTGCTGTCTTCCGCTTTTCGGTCGCGGGCACGACACTCGCCATGCGCAGCAGTTCAAGTACAATCTTTCCAGCAGGGGTCGGGCGATAGATCCATTTGATTTTTGCCCAACCTCCAGCAGCCTTTACGTCCTGGCATTTCGAGTTGTGCTCCACCAAGCCGCGCGATATCAGACCCCTGACGGTCGGAACCATGAAGTTGCGCCCGGATGCGCTGGACCAGTCATGGTGAGCGCCCATATCGATGAAGTGCAGCAGCGTCGCCTGGTTGGCGGATAGTGTTAGGGCGAATGCTATGCCTGTTGTCGAGGCCGCGAAGTTGGCTTGCCACTCGCCCATCGCTATGCTCCCGCCCGCACACAGCGCGCCGCCGCAGCCAGCAAGCGCGGCAGAAACTTGGTGGAGAGTTCCTTGCGCTCCCGGTGGTCAAGCAGGCCATCACGCAGGAAGTCGGCGTAGGCCTTGCCAGTGCGGGCAATCTCGTAGTGCGTCTGGTGGTAGCAGCCCGGTTCCGCCTCAGTGCGGCGGACTCCGGACAAGCCCAAAAAAGAGAAGTACTCCGTCACCGCTTCGTCGGGCAGGCAAAGCAGCAGCCGCATGGCAAGGTCATGCCCCACCCGGCCATTCTGTGCCGCGTAGACAGAGCCAATCGAGCAGTCCGCGCGTTGCGCCACGTCCTCGACACTGACCGACTTCCCGCAGCCGACATGGCGCGTGAGCAGATCGGCGAGCGTTTGCGTGGAACTCAAATATTCACCATTTTTTTGCATTTTCTTGCTCCCTCTTCGACCCCTAGTTTCGTGGGATGACATTCAGATCGTTCGGACAACTCGCGGAAGAACTGGTGGCCCGGCTGCGGGTGGCGCGTGAGGCGCCGGACTTATCCCCAGGGTTATCCATAGGCCGTGACACAAAAGTGACTTCCGAGGATGGTCGGCTACTTGATTTCGCTATCACAGATTGTTTAGGATTGGAGGAAGCGCAGCGGAACGCTGTCAACCGGGGGGTTGGACAAGACGAAGGGATCGCATCGAAGTGTCCGCAAACCTTCACGTCGTTGCCTCTAACCATCCCTTCGCCCTCCGCTCAGGCCGCCGAACGGCTAAAGAGCCGCTCATTAAACGGGTGCCCCTCCGCCTCGCAGGCGGACTTGATGTCCCGAAAAAGAAGCAGGCTGTCCGGAAAGGTGTTCGTCCTTCGCCAGTTGCTTACCCGGCTAGGAAGAAGCCCAAAGCGCGCCGCAAAGGCGCCGGTGCCACCGAAGGCGTCGACGACGGAAGAGACGGTAATTTGACGGGTGTTGCTCATAAGGATGGAGTATATTCAAGTAGCTTGAAGATTGTCAAGCTGCTTGAAGAAGAAATGACATGCCCGCGGTTTACCGGTTTCCTTGGGGGTATGTCCCAGGCCAAGAGAAAAACCGCGACGCCTACCAGCCCCCGCAGCACCGACGCTATCGGCGCCCGGCTGTTAACCACTCGCGAGGTCTTGGGATATGACGGCCGGCAACAGGCGTCCTATGCCAACCAGGCCGGCATTGCGCCGAATCGCTATAACCAGTGGGAACGTGGCCACGTCCGAATCAACCTGGACGGCGCCATGCAGCTCTGCCTACGGTATGGCCTGACCCTTGACTGGATCTACTTCGGCGACCGTTCCTGCCTGCCGTCCAGGATCGCTGAGAAGCTACCCCCCGAAACCCTCTAATCTCCTGCCCGCCTAGCTGGCGCTTTTGCTTGCCAGCAATATTCAAGCTGTCTGAATTTTGTGCTTGCAATCTTCAACTGGCTTGAATATATTTGCTCTATCGACCCCATGATGGAGCAGTAGAGATGACGCCAGTAGAAGCCGCCACCGCGTACCGCGAGTTCCTGAAGTCCGTTGGCCCGGACGCGAACATTTATGTGTCGCTGAACGTCGGGATATTCGAGGCCCGGAAGGGCACTCTACACGCGATGCTGTATCCGGCTGGCATCTGCCACAGTAGCGGCTACGTGTCCGCCGACGCCGACACCTTCGAGGACTTGCTGGCTGCAATCGGCTCTGTTTGGGCCGAGTCCGCCGACCGCAACCGCGCCGAGCGAGTCCGCAAGATGGCGCTGGAGATCATCCGCATCACTGCCGAGCAGGGCGCCTGCACCGACGCAGCGCTGCGAGCCGACGAGTTCACCGCCGACGAGGTAAGCCGCTACAGCGAGGCCGCCATTGCCGACGCGAACGAAATCGCGAGCAACGGCCCGTTCAGCATCGTGCGGCTTGCCGGCGCCAACGCGGCCTAACCACCCCACTATGGAGCAGTAGAGCGATGACCTTCAAATTTCCGATCAAGTCCCGCTGGACCGGCACCGTCCTCTTCGAGGCCGACCTCGACGCCAGCTTGGAGACGGAAAGCGACAGCTTCAAACTCGGCGCGGCGGTGAAGGTCGCGGTCAAAGCGCGCGCCAACCTCGCGCGCGCCTACCTCGCGGACGCCAACCTCGCGGGCGCCTACCTCGCGGGCGCCAACCTCACGGACGCCAACCTCGCGGGCGCCTACCTCGCGGGCGCCAACCTCACGGGCGCCTACCTCGCGCGCGCCTACCTCGCGGGCGCCAACCTCACGGACGCCAACCTCGCGCGCGCCTACCTCGCGGGCGCCTACCTCGCGGACGCCAACCTCGCGCGCGCCTACCTCGCGGACGCCAACCTCGCGGGCGCCTACCTCGCGGACGCCAACCTCGCGCGCGCCTACCTCGCGGACGCCAACCTCGCGCGCGCCAACCTCACGGGCGCCTACCTCGCGCGCGCCTACCTCGCGGGCGCCTACCTCGCGGGCGCCAACCTCACGGACGCCAACCTCGCGGGCGCCAACCTCGCGGACGCCAAATGGCGCGACGGCATCACCATCACGAAAGCGCCAATCCAGATCTACGGCCTGCGCTGGACCGTCCACGTCCTCGACACGCACATGCAGATCGGCTGCGAACTGCACAGTCATGAGGACTGGGCCGGCTTCGATGACCGCCACATCATACAGATGGAGGGGCGTGCAGCGCTGGAGTTCTGGCGCGCACACAAGGAGTCTCTGCTGGCGCTGTGTCTAACGCACGCGCCGAAGGCTGAGACTGAAACCGCCTAACCACCACGCCCAGACGGATGGCCCACCAAGATCAAACAGCCAGATAGGAGATGAGGAATGCGTATCATTGACCGGACAGACAAGAGCGACAAGCCGAAGTGCAATTACTGCGGCATCGATGCGCCAGAACATGGGTTTGACAGCAAGCGCGTCATCCATCGCGCCAGCAACCCAACGACGGGCAAGGCCGAAGTTGTGACCAGCGTCTTCACCGTCTGCAAGGGCACGCCATGCGGCGGCCACTTGCAGATGGCCTACGAGGGCTAAGCACCCCGCCCTACCAGAGAGGGAGTAACTGACGTGAGTGAGATTGAACTTCTGGAATGTCCGTTTTGCGGTGGCGCTGCCCACACGAACTGGGTCAGAGACGGAAGGATGGCGAGCTGCGGCGCCTGCTATGCCTCTGGGCCGTCGGCCTATCACGGGCCAGTCAACTTACCCGCCGCCGAAACGCGCGCCAGAACCGCCTGGAACACCCGCGCCGCCGACCCCATTCGGGCGCAGCTTATTGCAGCGCTGGAGGATTGCGTGAACGCGATGTACGCGGACAACCCCGCAGACGGCTGGAAAGAGATCATCGACAACGCCCGCGCAGCGCTCACAGCCGCTTGCGGTAAGGGGGAGAACTGAGATGCCCCAGGCAAGTAAAGAATTGCGAGATGAAATGGAGCGGCGCTTTGGCAGCATCGACGCGGCTGGACCAGTAAAGTTCCTGCAAGACTCCGGCTATACACTGCTGGCGGGCTGGATATGGGACAAGCCCGGCGTAACGAACCTCCAGCAACTGACGCGCGACGAGTTCGAGTGCCTGCTGTTCCTATGTCACGAGTGGGACTTCGGAGGTCTCGCTCCAACCCGCGCCGCCACTAAGCATAAGGAGTCTGGTGAATGAGCGACTTCGAGCACCCGGTCAAGCAGCCGATCAAGAGCGTCGTGATCGTGGATGGCGGGCAGCACGACGGCCAGCCGACATACGCCGAATACTCGGTCGGCTATGGCTGTGACCGCATCGAGGCCACCACCAAGTCCGGCATGCATGCGGACATCCCTTACATCCGAGTTTGGCAGGGTGACACGGCGATTGCCGAGTTCTGCCAGCACAACGTTGCGGGCGTCTACTTCTTCGCAAAGGACTCCTGACATGACCACCACACAGAAGCCTGTAGATGCGGACGACTGGGGTTGGTGGGCTGGGCGCAGTGACGATGAGTTCGGAGTTGGACCGTTCACCACCAAGGAAGGTGCCGTCCAAGAGGCGCTAGACCAGCTTACCTACGATGAAGTTGAGGTCGATGGCGAGTGGCGCCGGGTGGTCTACTTCGCTGAATGTCGTGGCCTGCATTACGAGTGCGACGAATGCGGAATTGTACCAAAGGCCTGCGATGAATGCGTGGGTTTTCTGCCGGCGGAAGAGACTGCCGGGACATTCACCGGCTGCCGAAATGAAGGCTCCATCCTGACGGGATACGACGATGACAACGACTGAGACTGCGCGGCCCTACGTCAGCCCGAAACTGCTGCGGCCTCTGCGGGAGTGGAGTGAGGTTTGGCACGCCAGACTAGAGTCTGAAGCCGCGCGCATGGAGAAGGAATCCGACAATGCGTAGCATCACGGTTACCACTGACTTCACCTGGAATCTTGAGGTCGCCCCCGGCAAGTTCATCCCCGACATCGAGTGTTGCTGCACCGCGAGTGTCTTCCCTGGCACGCCGGCCAGCTACAGCGGCCCTGGTTGTGGCCCAACGGTATACGGCTATCGCGACATCAAGATCGACTGCGGTGGCTATGACCGCGAGGCCGGGCTGCATGTCCCGGATTACGTGGAGCCCGATGCGGACCTGACGCGCCGGATTCTGAACTGGTTGTCCCAAGGCCACGCGGACGATGCATTTGCGGACGCGGCGAACGGGCAAGGCTTCGGCCCGGACCAGGACTATATCAGGGATTTGAGGAGGGAAAGCGCGTGATGGCAAGTGAGACGCTGGCGGCGTGCCCGATTAACCGCGAGGGCTGCTCAATGGTGCAGCACACCACCAAGCCTATTGAGCGCATCCAGTGCGTCGGCTGCGGGGTGTCCGCCCCTGACGTTAAAACTTGGAACGCCATTCCCCGCACCACCCCCTGCCCACGCTGCGCGGAATTGGAGAAGGCGCTGGAGGAATTTGAGGCCGCGACCCGCGAGTTGCCGCTCGGGCACGAGGACGCATCTAGGGGCGCATCATCCTACAATTGGCGCAAGGCGTGCCTGCACGAAATCCGCGCCCGCGCCGCCCGTGGAAAGGAAGAGCAGTCATGACCGCCCCCACCCTAAGGCTGGTAGCCGATAATAATCTGAGCCGCTTCAATCACGCTTGGCGCTCTGCTTTTGCCAGGGGCCGGATATGGATGCGTGAAGATCTGGGCAGGCAGGCCCGGCAGGCGGGGGACAAGGACGAGGAAGCCCGGCAGTTTCTCGCCGCAACCCGAATTAGGACGTAATCACAATGAACGCTATCGTGAAGAAGGAAGAAGGCGGCGCCGTGGTTGTCATGAGCGAGTCGGCCGCCGTCATGGAAATGATCAGCCGCGCCGCTAGTGATCCGGCTGTCGATATCGACAAGCTGGAGCGGCTTATGGCGATGCGCGAGCGGATGCAGGAGGGGGAGGCAAAGAGGGCTTTCCACGATGCCATGAACGCGGCACAGGAAGAGATGGCCCCCGTCTCGCGCGACGCGGCCAACCCGCAGACCAAGAGCAAGTATGCCAGCTATCAAGCGCTCGATAAAGCACTCCGGCCAACCTACACGAAACACGGTTTCTCGCTCAGTTTTGATACGGCGGACAGCCCACTGGTCGACCATATCCGCATTGTCTGCAAGGTGGCGCGTGGCGGTTACAGCGAGTGCCCACACCTCGACTTGCCAGCGGACGGCAAAGGCGCCAAAGGCGGCGACGTGATGACCAAGACTCACGCCACGATGTCGGCAGTTTCCTACGGCAAGCGCGGCCTACTGAAGATGGTCTTCAATATCGCGGAGAGCGATGACGACGGCAACAAGGCAGGCAACAAGCGGGAGTATATCTCGCTCAAACAGAAAGACGAACTTATCGCGCTCATCAAGGAGACGGGCACCGACACGGCGAAGTTTTGCCAGTTCCTCCGGGTGGCCTCGCTGGATGAGATCTACACCATGCAATTTCAGAACGCCCGGTCGGCGCTGCTGAAGAAGAAGGGAGCCGCGAAGTGACCGAAGACCTAGAACAGGGTAGCCCGGAGTGGCTGCGCGCGCGCTGTGGGCTGGTGACGGCCTCCCGCGTGGCGGACGTGGTCGCAAAGACCAAGAGCGGCTGGGGAGCCTCCAGAGCCAACTACATGGCGGAGCTGATTGCCGAGCGCCTGACCGGAGAGCCTGCAACCCGCTTCACCAATGCGGCCATGCAGTGGGGCACCGATACCGAGCCCCAGGCGCGGGCCGCCTATGAGTTCTTCTATGACGCGACTGTGGTGGAGGTCGGCCTGGTCAAGCACCCAACCATTGCCGAGTCCGGCGCTTCGCCTGACGGGCTGGTGGGAGACGATGGGCTCCTGGAGGTGAAGTGCCCCCAGACGGCAACCCACATTGAAACGCTTCTGGGTGGCACCGTCCCTGGCAAGTACATGACGCAGATGCAGTGGCAAATCGCCTGCACCGGGCGCCAGTGGTGCGACTTCGTAAGCTTCGATCCCCGGATGCCCGGCGACCTGTCTTTCTTCGTGCGCCGCGTCCAGCGCGACGGCGCCCGCATTGCGGAGTTGGAGAAAGACGTGATCGACTTCCTGTCCGAATTGGAAGCCAAGATCGCACAGCTTCAAGCCCTACAGGGCCAGGAGGCAGCATGAGTGCCCCAGCCCCAATTCTCTGTGAGTGGGACGGCGACGCATTCGTTCCCGTCAACCAGTCGTGGGCACGCCGTGCCGATCAGCACTACACGGTGCACGAACGATATTCCATCGCCCCGATCGAGGAGCGGAGCCAGCGCAGCCACGCCCACTATTTTGCTTCCGTCAACGACGCATGGAAGAACCTGCCCGAGCATATGACGGAGAGGTTTCCAACCTCAGAGCATTTGCGGAAGTGGGCTCTCGTGAAGGCCGGATGGCGAGATGAGCGGTCCATCGTCTGTGCCAGTAAGGCGGAGGCGCAGCGCGTCAAGTCCTTCATCCGTCCGATGGACGACTACGCCGTGGTGATCGCCCGCGAGGCCGTGGTGCTGGTCTACACGGCCAAGAGCCAATCGGTTCGCGCGATGGGTAAGGCGGACTTTCAGAAGTCCAAGGATGACGTGCTCCAGGTTCTGGCCGAGATGATTGGCACGACGGCCGGCGAGATCAAACAGAATGCGAAGGACGCCGCATGAGCAGTCTCAATAAAGCCACTATCATCGGAAACCTCGGGAAAGACCCTGAAGTACGCACGACACAGGGCGGAACGAAGGTGGCCAACATCTCTGTCGCCACGTCCGAGCGCTGGCGCGACAAAAACAGCGGCGAGCAAAAAGAGCGGACCGAATGGCATCGCGTCACCCTGTGGGACAAGCTGGCGGAGATCGCGGAGAAGTACCTGCACAAGGGATCGAAGGTCTACCTTGAAGGCAAGATCCAGACCCGCAAGTGGCAGGACCAGAGCGGCGCCGACCGATATTCGACTGAGATCGTCCTGCAGGGTTTCGACGCCAAGCTGGTGATGCTCGACGGGAAGCAGGACGGCGAGCGCCAGGAGAGCCGGGACAGCGGCCAGGGTGGTGCCCAGAGTGATGGCGGCGGAGATGATGATCTAGACTCTGAGATACCATTTTGATGCAGAGGCGCGTCTGCAAGGTCTGTGGCGAGGTTAAGCACGAGACTGACTATTACAGCGGCGTTCTGTCCCGCTGCAAGGAGTGCCACAAGGCCGCCGTCCGGGCCAAACGCGCCGAGAAGGCCGAGTACTACCGCGATTACGACCGAAAGCGGTATCGCGAAAACCCAGATTGGGCTGCGTCTTGTCGGAGAGCATCTAAAAACTGGTACTGGAACAATCGCGAGGAAGCTATGGAACGGCAGCGAGAGTGGCGCAAATCCAACCCGGCGCAGTACAGGGCGCACAACGCCGTCAGCAATGCGTTGCGAGACGGAACGCTGGCCAAGGGATCGTGCCACTTCTGTGGCGCCAAGGAAGTCCATGCTCACCATCACGACTACAGCAAGCCGCTGGAGGTCACGTGGCTGTGCCCGATGTGCCACAGCAGGTTCCATCAGCTTCACAGGATGACTGGCTGATGACCCGCACCGACGAAGACTCCTTCCTGGCTAACCTCAGTGGCGCCATGCGCCGCAGCGCGGACGTGCATGCGCTGGAGGTGCTTTGGCGGGACTACGAGGCCCAGATAGCCGCCTGTAGCCAGGAGGGCCGTGATGAACTGCGCCGGTTCCGGGCGGAGCGGGGGCGGGAATTGATGACAACCCTATCGAGGAGCGACAAATGGTAATGAACCCGGAAGACCTGCGCAAGCCAATGACCGCGTACGACTGGGAGATCGTCGGCCACCAGTACCGCAAGAACGACCTCCCTACCCTGCCCCGCGCGCGCCTGGACATTCCCCTGCCCGCCACGCTGGAAGAGTGCCACACCATCGCGCACCGCCTCTCGGGCCTGTCCCAGGCGATTGGGCAGGCCATCCGCCTTGCCTCCACCAGCCGCTCGGGAATGCTGGAAGTCAAGGGGCTGATCAATCAGTCCCGCCAGCAGTTCCAGATCCTCGGCAAAGAGATGGAACGGGAGTTGCGCGAGGCCGAAGAAATGGCCAATAATTCGGCAAATACAGTGGAACGTTTGCGGGCCGTAGAGTGAACAACTACTTTTAGTCCACTTACTGACCTACTGTATCTAGTGTATCTGCTAAGTCTAAGTAAGATGTGACGGAATATAAAATATGCGCGCTTATCAACGGCTTAGTTAATTTCAAATTCGAGAACGGCAGAAACACTTGGTAATAATCTTACGTTTCCGTTTAAGTCCCTGTATGTACTCAGCCTAAATGTAGACCAGTTGCAATCGCAACCATTTTGTAGAGAACGGGCGAACTTTAATTGCCCTGCCCTGTCTGGGCGGATGTTCCCATAGCGGAATTATGCGCGCTTGCAACATGCGATCCGGCGGTATCCCCGCCACTGTGGAGGTGTGAAATGAAGGCGATAACGGCAAGCCAGCGGCGCGTCCTGGAGCGTGGCTACATGGTGCTCTATCTTGGGAACAAGACCGGACAGGCGTTCGGAGACACCTACTGGACCTGGGCCGCCCTGATAGATCGTGGGTGGCTACGTCACGAGCGCAGCAACCTCCGGGAGCCCTATCCGTGGGAGCGGTATCGAGTGACCCGCAAGGGCAAGGCGGCGCTTGCTGACCTTCCCGCCACTGTGGAGGAATGAGAGATGGAGTGGCAACCTAGCAGCACGGCGCCGCATGGGCGGGTTGTGGAGACAAAAATCGATGACGAGCATGGGCCTCGCAATCACGCCTACTTGAAGCGAGATGTCCGGCTATGGTTCGTCCCTGACGGCAGCATGTATGTCTACTACACTCCGACTCACTGGCGCCTCCGCGCCGCAGCAAAGAAGGAATAGAGGATGACTGAAGATACGATGCGCCAGCAAGCGGAAGCCGTGGCAGCCAGAATGGCCAATCGCATGGGCTATACACCTGACGAGGTGCGGAGCTACAAGCGCGGCCTCCTGAAGGCGGCGGAGATGGCTGAGGAGGAGGCGGACAAACAGAGGTGGAAAGGCAATATGTTCGCCTCGACGGCGTTGACGCAACTCGCCGCCTGCCTCCGCGCCGCAGCAAAGAAGGAATAGAGGGTGGGCAACAATCTTTGGGGCAGGCTCGGCAACGGCGATTTGCCGCACCCCGATCAATTTACAGATACCCTGGAAATGGCGGCGCGCCGCGTTATGGATGCCCTATACCATCGACGCACAACGCTTGGCCCGGAAGCCCATGAAGCCCTGCTGGACCTGGGGCATCTACTGCGCCCCCGCCTCCGCGCCCCTTCCAATGAAGGGAAGTAGGATGCCGACAGAAAGAACGCTGGTGCCGATGATTGTGCCTGTTGAGGGCGGCGAATTTGCGGTCTGGCACGTCGCCGTTGACGATCACCTGACGTATAAGTGCAAGCTCGACCCTGAAAGTCAGTCATGGCAAATCAAATTTACCATGCGGATGCCGGTCTATCGCGGAGCCCCGATAAAGAAATGAACCCGCTAAGGATTGACCGCGCCCTCCGCCGCTTTGAGATATGGCTGTATAGGGTGTGGGGGAAGTGGAGGAGAAGATGAAACGGTGCGTGACATACCCGCCAGAAATGCTGCCGCGCAGCAAGCCCGGAGATCAGGCTGAAGTTGTCGTTTGCCGAGGCGCAAGCGGCTGTCCGCTCGAGATTACCGGGGAGCCGTGTCGCCAGTGCTTGCGGGTCTTTCAGAAGACTCAAGGGCAGGCCTAGGGACGCCCCCGTTAGGGGAGCACCTTCGGGTCAGGGATGCGCGACCGGCTGAGAATCAGTTCGTCATAGTCGGCGTAGACATCGCCGGCATGCGGTATCGTCGGGTCTTTCTTGGTCATGAAAATCAGCAGCCAGACTCGGCCAAGCCCCATGTCGGCGCGGCTGTAAGGGTGGACTGTGTCCACCACCAGTTCGCGTGCCTCGCCGTCCGCCTGCGCCCAGACCTGAACGCGGGTATTCCACACCTCGCGGCCCGACTGGCTTTCGATGTAGCTCTCGCTGTCGAAGGTCAGACCCACCTGATAGGTCGCCCACCTGTCGGTCGGGAGCGTCCAGCAGGCCTCGTAGCCGTCGCCTTCCTGGGTCGGATCATCACCGGACCAGCAGCGGCGATCGACGCTCTCGCCCACCGGCAGGCCGGGATTGTCTTCGCTCCTGCCCAGCGTCGTGGTGATCGGCTGGGTGTCCCAGAGACGCGAGCCGCCCGGCTTGGGCCCGATGTGTGTAATGGTCTGGGTTGGCCGGCAGCGGTTGTAGGGGAAGAGGGATCGCGGATCGCCAGGGTTCGGCCCCATATTGTTGGTCGTCAGGACGAAGTGATTCGCCGTGCAGCTTGAGTTTCCGCTGTCCTCGCCGCTGTCGGAGATGATCAACATCTTGGGCTTGGTGCGGCTGCCGTCGCTGTGAAAGAACTCCGTCTCCGAAAGAGCCTGCGACATCCGCGCCCGGAACTGCACGAAGAGGCTTTCCCCCGGCCCGATCTCGAAGCCGTGGCTCTCCGCGAAGTCCACAAAGTAGAGACCCGATCCGGACTGTCCGGAGAGGTCCGGGTAGGCCATGCGGATCACGCCATCGGCAACCGTGGGGCGCTGCGCGTTGGCGTCCCAGGACACGCCTTGCGGCTGGTCCTCCGAGCCCGCCGGAATGTCGTCATCGAAGCCCTGGCAGAAGAACGCACCATCGGCGGCGCAGCGCTGGGCGAAGTCCGCGGTCGCCACGTTGAACCCGTAGCCTGGACCAATGGGGAAGCCGGCACTGGGGTCGGGCTCCACCACCGGCGGCTCCTCATCCTCGACGGGCGGGTCGTCCGGCGCGGGCTCGGCCTCGCTGGTGGTCACCTTGCACTGCACATTCAGATTGATCACCGGCGGCAGGGCGCCCTCCGGGTAGGTCAGTGGGCTGACCGTGCAGTCCAGCCGGTCCGTCGCGGGCTCGGGGTCCGGCACCGGTGGATCGTCAGGCTCGGGGTCAGGCTCCGGACCCGGTTCAACGCCGCCCATGTCCGGCAGCGCGAAGAGCCGCACGCCACGGTTCAGATCGTTGTAGGCCGCGAAGACGCCCAGATGCGGGATGTACCGCCACTTGGAATAGATCAGCCCCGTAGCCGGGTCCGTGGTGGTCGGCACGTCGCCGGTGCCCACGAAATGCTCCAGCGTCTCGGTATCGGGATCGTAGGCCCAGACATCCGCCTCGCCATCCCAGATCACCGCCCGCCCGTCCGGCGAGCCCGTCAACCCTGCAGCATAGAGCACCAGACCGTGCCGGAACGCGGTGAACTTCCCAAAGCCCTCCACGCCCAGCGGGCTGCATTTGATGTAGGTCGGCGTCGTATAGCAGAACTTGTCGCCAACAATGTCAGCAGCCCCCAAGCCAGCGCCCGGCGTGCCGGTGGTGCCCTTCTTCAGGATTTCGTAGCTGGCCGCGTCGATTACCGCCCACTCACCCTTCTTATTTACAACGTAGATCAGCCCGCCATGCACCGCCGCAGAGGTAAGGGCTGCGTAGCTGTCCAAGTGGGGCAGATGCGTCCATTTCCATGGCTTCGTCGAGGTGGCGACCTCATAGGCCAGGGAATGCACCGGGGAATTCTCTGCCCGGCTGAAGGGCTCAAAGCAGAAGTAGACGTACTTCGCACCCGCGACGTGTTCGACGCCGTCATAGGTGTGGCAGGAAGGCGGCCCATGGGGCGGCCAAGGGCTTTGCGAGTCCGGAGCGAAGGGATTCGGCTCGGTCAGGTCCTGCAGCGGCTCCACACGCGCCCAGGACAGGGTCCGCCAATCGAAGGCGTAGCTATCCTGGGTGCCCGCATCCCGATGACCGCCGGGCCGGATATCCAGCCAGAGATATTCCTCGGCATTGTAGGCGAAACCAATCCAGGGGTTCACAGCCCCGGTACTGGTGCCCCGCTCAGATCCAACCTCTTCACGGGTCGGCAGGACGGGACGCATCTCCGTATTGGGGATTTCCAGCCACCGGCCAGGCTCAATCAGAGGCTGTGCATGGGCCGGCAACGCGCCGCCGCCGAGCATAAGCGCGACGGCATAGGCAAAGATCGGCCGCATGATGGGCCTCCTTTCAGGGTCTCGTATCAATCTTCGGTGACGACGGGCGGGGGCGATTTCCGGGCCTCTCGACGCTTGCGCAGTTCGTCCAGGGTGTCGGCCCCCTCGCGTAGCAGCTCGATGGTGGCAAGGGACGGATAGGCCCGCTCCAGGAAGTCCAGGCAAACGCTGATGCGCCGCTGCGCCTCGGTCATGTCCTCATCGAACTTGGCCACCCGGGCCCAGTCCTTGCAGGAGGCAATCACCTCGTTTTCAAAGGCGTAGAGTTCGCGCCGGACTTCCTGGCGCCGGCCGTGGTTCTCGGCAACGTAGGCCGCGCCGTCCACAATCGTAAGCTGACGGGCCGTGGCGAGGTCGCCAGCCGTGCAGCCGGTCAGAAACAGGCCAAAGAGGACGGCGGCGCAGGCCATAGCGGGGATTCGCATGGGGTTACTCCTAGGCGGTTGCGTTGGGAACCGCCCAGACACCGGCGGCGGTCAGGAAGGGGATCAGCACGTTCATGACGGCTTCGGCGTCATAGGCCACGCTGATATTGAAGAACTGGTCCAGGGCGATAAGCACGGCGCCGATAAGTGCGACCAGCAGTTTGCTATAAGCTTGCATTTGCTTGATTCCTTCAGTGGTGGTGGTAAGGTTGTGGAGGTGCGGCGGCGCTTAGGCGCGGTGAGGATTGCCTGCCTGGAGCCGAGCAAGTAAATGCCGCCTTCCTGAGACAGCGGTGCGTAAAACGGCGCGTGAGAGATGTGCTCCTCGCCGCACCTACTTCCCTCTTTTTCACGTGAAACGGTCAGGCGCGAAGAACGGCGGCTATCCGCCCAGCCCTAGCCGGAGTCTGCACCGCCCAGGTGCTGTCCAGGGCCTCGCTGGCGGCCTTCTCCCACTCCCCGGCCTGGAGGGCGGCCAGCATCTTCCTGAAACCCAGCAAGCCGCCCACACCTAGCTGGAAGGCTAGATTGGCCAAGGCCCGCTGCTTGGGCTCCGGCAGGCCGCTCCACCAGGGAATGTGCCTGTCCAGTTCCTTGGCGATCCGGGCAATATCGTTGCTCAGCAGGTAGGCGGCTTCGTCCTCGGTAATGCCGCCTCCGCGCCGCTTGTCAATCAGCCGACCGATTCCGATGGTCCAGTAAGATTCGCTATCCTGATAGGCATGCAGGACGCAGCCTTCGTCCCTGGCCAGCTCAGCCTTGAGAATGTCGATGTCCATCACCCCGCCACCCCCGTGGCCCGCAGCCATTGGATCAGCGCGAAGCCAGCCACGCCGGCCAGAGCACCCAGCAGGCTGCCCAATGCCCAGACCATTGTCTTCATGCGCCAGCCCCAGGCGCTGTTCTCCCGCTGGTGTCCTTCATCCTTGACGATGTCGATCCTGTCGTGCAGCTTTGAAATGGCACCGGTGGTCTGGACAAAGCCGACCCGGATTTCATCCCGCAACGAGGTCAGGCCGGTTCCCACCTCGGAACGGAAGTCCTGGCGGTCGCGCTTGTCCTCCCGGCGATCATCGGCATAGCCCGCCTCGTTCCGGGCCACCCGTTCAGCAAGCTGCCGGATCATTTCCAGCATCAGGCTTTCGCTCATCGGGTCCTCTCGATCCCGGCCGTTGGCCGCGTGATCCATGTCGTCGGCCCGGCTCTTCCCCTGCCCGGCCATAGTCAGGATTCCGAGCCTGGGAGGACCGCGATACTGGTTCTCCACCCTTCGCCGGAGGCCACAAGGCAGGTTAGGCCTTGGGGGTCGGTGATAATCAGGGACCAGGTGGCGCCGTCGCCGGTGGCCAGCACCTCGATCAGGTTGCCACCGCTGGTCACACCGAGAGCAACCGGGGCTTCCCTGTACTTTTCGGCAAATCCCCTCAGCACATTGCCTCGCTGGTCGCACTGCGGGGCGGCCAGGGCCGGCTCAACGCCAACGGCGAGCCAGATAATCAATGCGGCCGGAAATCCCTTTTTTGACACGTCCAAGCCACAGCAGAAATCGCGCCGCCAGAACAATGCCTTGCAGCGCCGCGCGCAAAAAGGGGTAGAAAGCCTAGCCGCTATTTCAATAGCCCATACGAGCATCGAGGTAAAAAATGGCCGTGTCATGCCCCTACTCCTTCTTAGTGGGGGTTATGGAAGTCCTGCCGGCCCCTGCTTTCGTAGGGCGGGGTCGGCGGGCACTCGTTTTGAGGTTGTAGTCAGGCGGTCGCGGCTGGCAGGATTGGCGCCTCGAATCGGAGGAAAGAATGGAAACCGCCGCCTTTGTCGTGCTTTGCTTTATCGCCCTTGAACTCCTGGTCCTGATCGGGATCGGCCTTACGCTGATAATCAGCACGGATGTCCTGGCCCAAGGCCTCGGCTTGGAAAGCGGCGCAGAGCAAAAGCCGCCGTTCCCCTATAAATGGGTAAAGGGCAGCAAACCTAGTATTTGATCTGATGGTAAACGCCCGTGTAGGGCGGCAGGTTGTCGTGGGCCTCTCCAGAGCCCATCGGAGAGGTGCGGGAAACTGTAGCTTCGGTTGCCGACCCGGCAAGACCGTAAGAGCGGCTGGCACCGGAGTCGTTCATCTTGGCCATTTGATTGGTGCTGTTGACGGTCGGCAGGGAGGAGTTTGTGACGTTCAGCTCCACATTGGCTGCCGTGAACAGCCGCGCTGTGGGGAGCTGCGCCTGGGTCAGCGCTACGGTCGCCGCACCGCCCGTCTCACCAGCCGCGTAGGCGCTGCCGGCACCGATTCCCACGCGGTCCCGCCGGTTCGGAATGACGATTGTCTTGTTGGCCGTCCAATCCGCCGCCGCAGAGGCCCCGCGCCCGCTCGACACGGCCGCGTAGGTATCGCTGACATAGGTCCAGAGGTGAACAAACAGGTCTTCATGGTCGTCACTGGCCTGGGTCGCGGCAGAAGCGGCGCTTCCCAGGGTGTCGCCGTCCATCATAAGCCAGCCGGTATCGGGCGTGCTGCGGAACGTCTCCCGCTGAGTGCCGACAGGGATAGACGCCGCGATCTCGGTCGTGATCGACGGGATTGCCCCGTCCTTGATCAGCAGGCCATCGACGGTCACACCCTCGTCGGCGGTGCTTTCCGCGATGTTATCCACCTTGAACAGCGTGCCAACACCAAAGTCAGGATTGGCGAGAACCGCCAGGACGGCCCGCAGCGCGTCGTTGAGCTGAGCCGCCGTCGAGCCCTCGGCTATGTTAATTCCGCCTACCGTTGCATTCGAAGCCGCGGTCGTGCTGAAATCCTTTGGCGCGAGGTCGGCCATTCCAGGTACTCCAAATCTGACGTTAATTTTCCATGGCAAATGCCGCCGGAAGACGGCACAGTCGGCCAATGATTGGATGGTTCGCGGTCGCAGCCCTCGCGGTAGGGCTGATTTACTGGCAGGAAGGGTTTTTCACCGTCCTGCGGGTAACTGTCTTTGCCTTCATGGCCGGGATTGCCGGCGGAGCCCTCGGAGGCTGGTTATAGGATGTTCGGGTCCAGGTAGACGGTAGAGCCGTCCGGCATGGTCACGGGGGTTCCCTGCTGGCGATCTGGCGTTTTTATCCCAGTGCCCAGCACCGGCCCGGCGCCGCGCTTGGTCAGGGCATTCTCCAGCAACTTCATGATGACCGGGTTTTGCGGAACTCGTCCAGTGGCGGCCATGGCGCGGACAGTAAGGGCCTTATCCATGGTCACGCGCTCAGCCTGCGCACCGGCCCAGGCGCCCAGCATGGGAACCAACGCGGCGCCCGCCGGGCCACCAGCCGCAGCGCCACCGGCCGTTCCGATGGTGCCGCCCAGCATATTGTTTCCCTTCAGCCCGAAGCCGTATTTCCCGATCAGCTTGTAGAGGTTTGCCCCCTTACCCATAGCGATTTCTTCAATGGCCTGCTGCTCTGCTGGGCTGAACGACCTAAGCCGCTCCTTGTTCTTGAAGAGAGACCGAAACCCGCTGCGTAGCCCATTTTCAAAGCCGCTGGCCGCCACATTGGCGTCGCCGATTATGCCCTCGATTTCTTCCGACTTGCTGGCCTTGGTCCACAGGGAGCGGAACTTGGCGAGATTCTTCCCGACATTGTCCGCCTTGCCCGCGATAAGGTCGTCCGGCGTGAGAGCGTCAATAAACCTGTCGTATTCGGCGATCATCTTCCGGACAAGCTCACGATCTTGCCCGCGCGCGCCCTCGCGAGCCGCCTGCAAAACCTGCCTTTGGCGGATGACCCCCTCCACAGAAGGCGCCCCGCCCAGATACCGGCGCGCACTCTTGATCGCGGCAATGGTCTTGTCGTGAACGCCTGGTGTGGCCAATGCGTCATCGGCCACCTTCACGATATTCGAGACAAGCCTGTTTTGCGCCTCAGGCTTGATAACGACGCCGGTTTCCTTGGCCAGGCTTTGGAAGGAAAGCGCCGAACGCTTCAAGTCTTCCGTTTCCGGTGCGGTTTCTCGCAACCGCGAGGCGGTCATCGGCGCCTTCATATCCGGCCACCGCTTTTGTGTCGCCGGAGCCAGCCAGTCCAGGGTAAAGCGCGTGGCGTCCTCTGGCTCGTAGGAACCCCCCTTGGCCACATGACCCGGCAAAAGGGCGCTTTCCAGCATGTCCTTGAGAAACTGCGGGGTTGCGACAGTGAAGTCTCCGCCCTGCGTCTCGCCAACCGGCAGCAGGGTGCCGCGCTCGGCAAGATCCTCGAAGCCGTAGACATCCTGGGAGCGCTCCTGCAGCGTCATGGGACGGTTCTGGGGCGGGGATACTGCGGCGGGTGGCGCGGTAATACCAAACTCGCGGTCGGTCAGCGCGCGGGACGCCGGGTTCTGCGATGGGGGAATGCCGAACTCTTCGTCAGTCAATGGCCCTGCCATTATTGCGCGCGCCCCGTCTCCAGGTCGCCCTCCATGATCCACCCTTCGGCAGTCCACATGCCGCGCCCGTTAGGTCCGGTATACCAACTGCCGATGGTGCGCTCCGCCGGAGGCGGAATCTGCGCAGCCTTCGGCGCTTCCGGGATATCCGGCATTTCAACATCGAGGATGAACTCACCTTCCCCGGGACGCATCTTACGAACCCTTCCCGCGTAGTCGTTGTATTGCTTGATTTGGTAGCGCGCGACCTTGTTGTTGATGTCGAGAATCCGGCGCATAGACTTCTCGGTCATAGCGATGTCGCCGCCGGCTGCCTTTGACGCAAACTCGCGATCCGCATCGGTGATGCCAGCGCCTGCACCGAAGTTTTTGACCATCAAGGCCACGGCTTTGGCGCGGTTGGAGAAGTAGGCTTCAGTCGCCGCCACGGGGTCAGAGGTGTCGAACCCAGCCTGCTCGGCAAGCTTTGCCGCCTGAAGCCTCCAATCCGCCCCGGGACCGCTGATGATACCCTGATCGAGGATGCCCAGCGCTTCCTGGTTCCCCTGGAGAGTCGCAACCGCGTCCTGCGCCTTACCCTCAAGTTCTGACAGGCGGCTAACTGTGGACTTAGCGAACTCCTCCCCGAATTTATCGCCGCCGCCAACACTAATGGTCTGGTTGTTGCGCCCGACCCGCCGCAACTCCAACTCCGCCACCAGCCAGCCCGGATCGGCCTCCAGATTGCCGTCTTCACCACGGCGATAACCCGCAGGGGGCTTCTCGGGCGGCTTCTCATCCCCCGGCAATACCCGCTCCTTGGTATCCTCGTAGTAGTTGAAGCCGTCCGCGCCCTGAATGATGCGGCGCTGCTCAGGCTTGCGGTTGAACCGGTCCATGAGGATGGATGCGCCCTGCTCAGGCCCCATGGCGGCCAGGAGAGGCGCCATGCCCTGCGGCAGGCCCGCCAGCATGGGATTGCCCTGTGGCCCTCCAGGGGCCGCCTGAGGCCCCATGCCGCCCATGCCTGGATCCGCCGAAGCGATCTGAGGCGCGGCGGCGCCCGCTGCGGGGCTCATGCCCGCCATATCGGGTTGCGGAGTGCCCCCCGCACCAAACATGCCAGCCCAGGCCTGCTCTAGCCGCTGCTGGCGCTCATAGGCTTGCTGCTCACGCTTTTCCTGGGCGCTCAGCTTATCCGCCTGGCTGCCATAGACCAGCCCTTGCGCGGCGGCCTGGAAAGGATTGGTTTGCCCGCGCCCGAAGCCCGAGCCCATGAGGCCAAGGCCAACCTGCATAAGCTGGTTCTGACTGATGTCAGGCCATTCAAACGGCATATCAGTCTCCTACGACGCAAAGAGGCTTGCGATCATGGCGGCCGCGCCGGCACCCTGGGCCGCCGTCGTGCCCCAGCCCCCGCCCTGGCTCGGCCCCGTCGAGGTCGAGGTAGCATAGGCGGGCGTCTGGGTAATCAGGCTGGTGTAGTTCTGGAGCGCCCGCTGGCGCTGCTCGGCTTCCAACTGGGCGCGCTGGTCCTGCATGCCACCGACCTGCCCGAGGCGATCCGTGCCGGCATAGCCCGCCTCTTCCATGCTGGGCGCCAGCGCGATGGCCTGCTGCTGCCGGGTGCGCTCATCCCCGTAATTCTGATAGGCCGCCTGGGTGGCCGCCCCGGAGAGATTTCTGGCCAGCGTGTCCTCGCCCCGGTTGCGCGCCGAGGCAAAGGCCCCCGAGCCCAATGCCCCTGCCCCGCCCTGCATGGCCATGGTCGAGGCTATCCCAGGCGCCACCTGCTCGTTCCAGGAGTCGATTACCGGCTGCTGGCCATACTTGATGGCATCCTGAAGATAGGGATTGGAGCCGCTCAAGTAGTCGCCTTGAATCGTGCTGCCCAACTGCCCGGCGGCTTGGTCGTTCAGCCCGTAGCCGCCCCCCGCCGCGCGGTCAGCGGTCATCTGCTGGGCCTGCGTGGTATAGGGAGACTGTTCCCCAAGGGCGCCCAGATCACCCGCGTTGTAGAGCGTCGTCGCCTGGGAATAGATGTTCTTCAAGGGGCCTTGCTGGGCCGCCCAGGGCTCGTTGCTTTGTGTGGTCGTGTCCGACCCGCCACCGCCAGTCATAGCTACCTCCAGCCCTGATGATCATACATAGTCTAGTAACCCCTGTCGCCTGGACTGCCGGGGCCGCGATCCCCGCGCCCGTCGCTCGATGCGCCTCGGCCCGCAGTCTCCGAGCCTCCACCGCCGCCACGCTGCGCCGCCAGTTGCGCGGCGGAACGATTGGGCGGCCTGCCGGTGGACATGGGCACGCTTCGGCCCTTGGCGCGCATGTTGTCGCGCACCGCCTGCCCGTAGTTGCCCGTCCCGTAGTCGTTCAGCCCGAGCGCACCGCCAACGACCTGGTCCCAGCCCAGCCCTTCGCCGCCCATTGCCTTGATAGCCGCATGCGCCGCCGCGAGGTTGTTGGCCCGCATGCCCAGGCCCGCCAATCCTATGGCCGGTCCGATGCCGGGAAGGTGCGAGCCGAATTGCATGGCGACACGGCCGGCGCGGCCGATATCGACGCCGCCGAAATTGTTGTCGAATCCGCGTGGCGCGCTTTCCCCGGTGCCGTCGTCCTGTGACCCTTCCGCGAAACCTCCGCTACCAAGCCCGAACTGTGGCGTTCCGGTCATGATGGAGGTGAACTGCTGCGGGCCGGCCGCCTGCGGTTGGTTTGGCGCGCCGGCATAGGACGGCATCTGGTACATGCCGGGGTACTGGGCCTGGAAATATGGATTGGTCATATAGGGGTCGAATGCCATCAAAGTCTCCTTTCGGCCATCACCCATTCGCGGGTGTAGCCATGCAGCTTGGCGCTCTTTGCCCAGCCCTTGCGGCCCCTGCCGACAATGCGGGAACAGCCCATCTCACGGGCGAAGGGCTCCACCTGTTCCCGCTCGATCTTCCAGGCCGTCTCCAGGTCGCCGGCCACCATGAACACCTCGCACCAGCGGTCCCTCGGGTACTGGTTGATGGTCGTGACAACCACCGTTTCACCCTCTTGCCAGTGCTGCATGCGCCCGGACTCTATGGCGCGCGCCACGTCGTCCGGCGTATGTGTTCCAGACACTGCCAGGGCCTTACAGACCTTCCTAGCCAACATCGCCGGACACCAGATAGGAGGCCGACTGGCCGTCGCTGTTGGCAACGACCTCCAGCCAAACCCTGCTGTACTGGTCAAGCGTGCGATCAGTGGCCGCCCTGCTGTTTACCGTTGCCCCCGTTCCCGGCACGAAGATTGCCTGGCCGGCCAGGATCTGCGCCAGACCGCACCACCAGCCCTCCGGCAGGGTTGCGCTGAGGGTAATGGTCTTGCCGGTAGCCGAGGCAAACAGAATAAGGCTACCGAAGTCGCCCGCGACCGGTGTGTAATCGTCGGTCACGTCCTTTGTCTGCCAGATACCTCCCACCGACCTCTGCCGCAGGAATTCGATCTTGCGCCTGAGCTGGTCGGGTTGTTCCGTGACCGACACCGCGAGGCCCTTGACGCCCTCATTGGCCATCAGCGCTTGCCCGCATCGGAAAACTCTATGTCGGCCACGCCATAGCATTCCGTCCACACCGCGCCCGCCGGCACCTCCAGCCGTGCGCGGTGGTAGCGCGCCTTGGACTTGAAGCTATGCAGGCCGGTGATGCTCTCCCGGCTGGTCGCCGCGCCGAATACAGGCGTTTCGTCGGGCTGATTACGGGTGCCGATCCGCACCGTCACGCTGGGCGTATCGATCATGGCCCGCAGGTGCCGAAGCCTTGCCTTGCGGCCCTGCACGAGGTTGATTTCCGTCGTGTCCAGAATCATCGCCGCATTCGCGCCGGTAAACTCCGACAACATCTTGTCGGTGCCAAAGGCCGCGATATAGTCGGTGCCGCCGGAAAAAGCCGGGCTGTCGATAGAGCCTGGAATATCCTCTACCGTGGTATAAATCGCGCCAAGCGCCTCCACGGTCAGAGACTCCGCGCTTAGATCGCTCAAGAGATCGAGCTGTTGCTCGGCCGTCGCCCAGCGCCCGATCTCGTAGTTGAAGGCCAGGACGCGGTTAGGACGCCCCGAGGTAGAGCCATCGCCCGGATAGGCGATAAGGTAAAGCTTGCGGGTCGAGTCCACCACACTGATGCAGCGATCAATGCTTGAGGCGTCTATGTCATCGAAGAAAAACCCATCTACCTTCTGCGCTCCAATGGGTACCACCTCGGCGCCACGGCGCATTTTAAAGCCGTCCTCGGCAAGGTAGAACACGCGATCACCCTTCTGCGCGATGCTGCCCGGCGCGATGCAGCCATGGCCGCTTTCGATGCGGTCAATCGAGAAGATTGCCGGCGGCCCCGCGTAGGTCATGCGGTAAATTGCATCGCGGCAGAAGATCAGCCCATACTCACCCCCGACAAGCCCGGTGATATAGCGCCCGATGGGCAAGGTTCTGAAGTCCGACTGCTTGTTGGTGTTGCCCCAATCGTCATCGTTCGGGGCGCCAATCGGGCTCCACCACAGCCGAAGCGACACCTGGCCGTCAAAGGCGTCATCCGTATAGGCGACCACCAGGAAGTCACCCACCGCGGCAAGGTACTTGCCCTTGGGGGCCGTCAGGGGCGCCAGATCGGCAAATATGCTCGACGTGCCCATGGTCCAGGACTGGATCGGGTCGCTTAGGTTCGACACCAGCGCCAGGTTGCCGAACTGCGTGAAGTTCCAGGCCCGGCTGACCGCATCGGCATAGATAGCCGTCGTCGCGTAGCCACCCGCTTTCGATACATCGGCGAATGTCGAGCCCGTATAGCTGTAGAGCTTCGCCGCGTCTCCGGCGAAGACGAACACGCCGCCCGCATAGCTGTAACCCGCGAAGGCCCCCAGGGGCCGGCTGTCCAGGGCGTTGGTGGACAGTACGGAAAGCTGCCGCCACGGGCCATAGCTGCGTTGGGTCTTGGGCACCACGTTGGTTGCCGTGAGCGCGCCAGTGTTCTCGATGGGCGGCTGATCGGGCAGCCACTCTCCGGGCGGGATCAATGCCATGTCTCACCGCCTCCTGGCGTGTCGTCATACCATGTTTCGTCGTCGCCCTGGCTCTTGGCGGTCCATGTCTCGCCAGGGCTGGGCTGCGTATGCCAGCCCCGCAGAATGAGGCCGGCGATGGTCGCTGCTCCAGAGACAAGGGCACCCAAGGCCTTGCGTACCAGCTCGGCCGCGGCCGAGACACCTGCGGCACCCGAGACGATCTCTCCTATGGCCTTAGCCGCCCTGGTTGCCGCTCCAGCTACGGTCGCCGGGCCAGCCTGGAGGGCGCCGGTGGCGATCTGCGCGCCGCCAGTGGCCGCCGCCTCCCCGGCTATGTCAGCCGCGCCCGACTCCAGGCTGCCAGCGGCAAGAGCCGTGCGCGCTGCGATGCCTTCAATGATCGCCGCCTGGACGGCCAGGTCGCCCTCCGCGAAGGCGGTGCGCAGTGCGGCGCCAGATATCCCGGCGTCCTGGGAGGCAAGCGCGCCGATTGCGGTATTGCCGGAAGCAGCAACATTCCAGGCCAGCATGACGCCATATACTTCTTCGGCGGCACCCGAGGTGGACCACGTCCTTGAGTGTGCACCAGCGCTTACAACGTTCTCCGTGCCAAGCCACAATGCCGAGTCGAAAACATTAACGTCGGCGTTGTTGTGTTCGACGTACCTTGACGTGACCATGGACCCGGTCCAGCTTTCCGAGCCGTCCGCATCATCGTCGCGGTATGCAGCGAAGAAGGTAAGCAGACTCCTGTCCTGCGTCGTTGTGCTGTCCAGCGTGGCGGCGAGGGATGTCCCGGTTCCCGTGGCGCTGCTCACGTACCCCGACACGTCGAATGGGTCGCTGGTGTCCAGCCCGGAAACAACCGCTCCGGCCCATGTAATTGCGTCGAGAGCACCTGTGCCGCCCGCCGGAGATAGCGTGATTGATGTCTCGCCACCCGTCGCCACTTTGTACCAAACAGCAATGCCAAGCTCGAACGTCGAATAGGCGTCGCTGTCGCTGTAGACCAGATTCCACCCAACAGATCCGGCAACGTTGTCGAACGGCGTTCCAAACATGCCCGCATCGGTGTTCGATGCGCCGATTATGATTACCTCATCGGCATTTGCCGACACGGCAGAGAGCAAGAAGCCGTCTCCCCTCGCGTCGTCGGAAAAAACCGACTCGATAACCGCCGATCCAAGATTCCCCGCTGTCGCCACACCGGCAATGCTAGCAAGCTGCGCCTCTATCACCCCAGCGGCCAGAGCGGCCCGCAGCGCCGCACCGTCGATTACCGCAGGCCCGGCAGAGAGGGAGCCAGCGGCCTTGACCGTGCGCGTGGCCGTCCCGGCGATATCTGCGGCCTGGGATGCCAGTGCGCCTTCCGCCGTGGGCGCGCCACCTGCATCCTCGGTAATGGCAGCGGCCAGGACCGCCACGGCATCAGGGTTCGCGTGGTTGACGCCGAAAGTAACGTCGCTGGTGTCTACCGTATCGTAGGTGTAGCAGCCGACAATATCGGCGCCCCGGTCGTTCTCGTTCGCACTCGTCCAGCCCGTGAGCGGCGAAGGGCCTGCAAGGCCGCCAAGCGCCGACCAAAAGGCCTCCAGGCAAAAGCAGGTGTTGCCGCCCAGCGCGAGCGTGCCGGTAAGGTCGCCACTGCCGGAGGTGGCCAGCCCCGTGGTATCCTGCACCACCAGATCGGCCGCGCCCGTCATGGTGATGGCAAAGCCGCGGCTGTCAGTGTTGGTGTTGGTGTCCACCGCCACCGTCTGGGCCCCGGTCGGCACGCTGGCACCGAGGAAATAGCCCTGCACGACACCAGCGGCGCCAACGAAGGGAGAGCCCGCCATCTCCGTCATGGAGATGCCGCCGTATGTCACGCCGTCGATATTGTCAGTCGTCGTCGCGTTGTCGGCGATGAAGACCACCACACCCGCCGGCGTTCCTACCGGCGTATGCGTCCAGCTGTAGTCGCCAGTGCCGGAGTCTCCAAAGCTCAGGACATCATAAGCAACGGTCACGGCTTACCCTCAGGGAATGGCTGCGATCAGATCGTCCAGCAAGCCATCCAGGCTGGTGAGCTGCGCCGCGCTGAAGGTGCGCCAGTCCTGCTTGGCCGGAGTCCCTGCAAACCGCACGGCCAGCAGCCAGCCGCCCGAGGCCGGCATGGTCTCGATGTTTGTCACCAAGGCATTGCCCGCTGCCTTCACCGCCGCGAATTGTGCCTGAAAGTCGGCGGGCGGATTGATCAGGTGCGCGGCTGCCAGGGCATTCAAGTCCTCCCGCCCATCAAGAATGGCGATGTTGGTCTGCCAGGTGTTCACGAGCTGGTCATGGAAGGCGATCAGCGTAAGCGCTGTGGTGCCGCCGTTGTTGATGTTCGCCTTCATGGTCTGCGCGATCTGCTTCAGGGCCGCATACGACGTAAGGCACCGCCCAAGCGCACCCGTGATTGTCTCTACCATCTATCGAACCTTTGTTGCCAATCGCCGCCCCATCGTCCACAATTCCAGGCTGAACAAATGGAGGGGTTGACTAGTGGAAGACGAAGAATTCGCCAAAGCCGAGAAAGCGGAAATGAAATCAATACTCTTTTTGGTTAAAGTCTGCGTGGGCCTGGGCGTGGTGATCGCCGCGCTCGGCGTCGCCCAGAGCCTCATGGGCTGACTCAGGGCGCCGCCTCATAGGTCAGGCTGGTGGTGCTCACCGTCTCCAGCGCCGCGATGGCAAGGCTGCTGATGGTGATGTTGCCACCGCCTCCCGTCGCGGTCACGCTGCAAAAGACGATGCTGGTCGGGCCGCTGGTCTGCAACTCCGCCTTGGCGATGGTGCCGCCGGTGGCTGATGTGTCGTCACTGATCGCATTGGCGGTGGCGACACCAGACGATGCAGCGCCAAACGCCGTGGCACCAAAGCCGCAGGTGGCAACCTCCACGTCGCCTGATGTGACGTACTTGAGAAAGCCGTTGTTGAGCTGATCGACAACGTTGTCCGCGAGCCCGTTACGGGTCGCGGTAGCGTGGGTTACGGCCATGGATCAGCCCTCCTTCTTCACGACTTCGGCCGCGCCGGAAAGCCCGCCGGCCCTCAGGCCCGTCATGACCACGAAGCCGCCCTTGAGCCAGCCGGGACACTCAGCGCCGGGCTGGATCTCGGTCTGACTGAGGTCCGGCAGTTCGATGGTGGTGACCTGGCTGCCCGGCAAAGGCCCGCCCATTACCAGAGCGCGCAGCCAGTCGTTGCCTTCGCGCACAGTGTAGGACAAGCCGGGCTGGTAGGCCGCTATCAGGCGGTCATCGAGCCAGAGCTTGAAGGGGGTTGTGGGGCTGAATTGCATTTCTGATTCTCCTCAGGCGACTGTCTCGGGCAATCCTACTTGCAGGGTTCCGCCTGTCGAAATCGCAGCGCGGTTTGCGGTGATAAGCTGATTCTTTGAGGCCTCGAAAAGAGCCTTCCAGACCGTGATTCGGGGGTCGTTGTCGAGAAACGGCTCCGCATAGGTGAGCGCGCCGAAGAGATAGGTCTTGCGGCTCTTGCTCAGCAGCCAGTTGGTCGTGTTTGAGACCGAAAGCGCGGGGATCTTGCCGAAATAGCCCATTTCGAGCTGCTTTCCGGCCTCCGGGGCGCTGTCCAGCCGCAATTGCCCGCCAATGATGGTGTAATGGCCCAGATAGCCGGGGTTTGCCTCCTGCGACGCGAGGCCCTCCGGGCTCAGGTAGGTCAGCGGCCCGCGCGCGGGGTCGGTCGTCTCGGTCACGTACTGCATTTCGAGGTAATCGAGCGGCAGCGTCACGTTGGGATCGCCCGCATTGAGATCGGTCAGCTTGGCCTGCTGCATTTCCAGCAGCCTGAAGTCGCGATCCGTGTTCAGGTCGTCCTCGCAGAAGGCGATCAGGTCATCAAGCGTGCCATCCGGCAGGATGGTGGTGCTGCTTTCTGTCAGCCAGTCCCGCATGGCGCTCTTGAGGGTCGCGAAGGTCGTTATAGCCATCTAGACTTTGCCCTCGTAGATGCGCAGGTTGCGGTAATCGATATCGTTCTGAATGGACTTCAGCCGCTTATCCCGCTCAGGGTCGTTCAGTGCGAGAGGCTTGCCGTTGCCGTCCTTCAACAGGTTGTCCGCGAGAGCCGTGGGCAGCACAGGGAGCGGCAGCCAGTGGCTTTGCGAGGTCTTCCTGACCAGCGCGTAGGATTCGCGCATGGCTTTCAGCGTGTCGAAAAAGCTGTCCGGGATGTACTGGCGAACCTGCACGGTCATACGGCCATCCGGCTCGAACCAGCCGACCGTCTCGATGCCCCGCTCAGGGTCGCTATTGATGGTGAATTCGTGCGCCATGATGACATGAGAACGGGGCGGCCAGCCGAAGCCAGCCGCCCCGCCACTTCCTTTCCTTACGAGTCCAGGGCCGGATCGAGGTCAAAGATGCCAAAGTGGGCCTTCGGCGCGTCGAACTCCAAGGTGCCCTCCCAGATGATCTGGAAGCGCTTGGAGTCACCGACCTTGGCCAGGTCCGACACCGCCATGGAGCCGCCCGGCGTGGTGCCCTTGGCCGCATGATCGGGATCGATGCCAAGCACCGTCTGGGCGATCATGTGACGCGAGGGAATCACCTCCAGCCGCCCGAAGTCCGTCAGGTAGGCCGAGGCCGCGCCGACGAACACCATGGGAGAGGTCTGGGTCTGGTTCACCTGGTTCTGCGATGAAGTCCCGCCCGCGATGGCATCGGGGATCTTCGAGAACCGCTTTACCAGGCCGGGCGTCATGTACATGGCCCGAGGATTGCCGCCGTCCTCGTAAGCCGCCTGCATGGCATCGTCGATATAGTCGATGGTCACGAAGGCGCGATCCGTGCCGGCCGTCACCGCAGTCGAGCCGGTACCGTCCGAAAAAGCACCCGCCGTGGCACCAACCGAACCGTTGGTGATGTAGGTAGGCGCTCCGCCCAACTCCCTGGTGCCGGACTGGACCTTGGGATTGTTGGCCGTGAGAATGGCCTCCAGGTCGCGGCGCAGCTCCAGGCCCTTAAGCATCTTCTGGCGCGCGCTTTCACGCTCTCCGCCAGCGGTATCGATGCGGTCATAGGTGCCGGAAACCTTGCCGTTCTTCTCCGAGATGGAGACGGCATTATCCAGTCGGGTGGGCGACAGCCCGTTGGCGTCGTTGGAATCGAAGCCTTCAGCCACGAAGTTCGTGGCCGAGGGCGCCGTCAGTTCCTGGACGGTCCACTCATGCTTGACCGCCTTGACGGTTTTGGAAGAGAGGTTGGAATAGAACGGACATTCCGCCGGATCGATCCGGGCAACGTAATCGTTCAGGGACTCTTTCTCATGCCGGGTACCGGGACCCGACGTTACTAGCGTAGCCATTGCTGATCTCCAAGATTAGCCGCGACCACTCCCGGCGAGAAACGCATCCACCGCGGAATCGAGAAGTTCCTTGCGGTTTAGGTTGGCGCCAGGCTTGGAGGCGGCTTGTTCAAACCGTTGCTTGGCCTGATCACGCTCGCTGGTCCGCTTGGGCTTACGCTGAGCTGCTCCTGAAGTAACGGGCTTGAGCCGGGCCTTCTTGGCCTTAAGCTCGGCCTTGGGGCGGTTCTCCGACATCAAGGCATCGTACCGCCTCGCCTTGTCGGCAATGACATAGGCGCGGTGGTCGATCATGCCGGCCAACTCCTCCTGGGCGTACCCAAAGGTGCTGTGCAGATAGGTGTGGATCTCGCCAACCTTGGCGTTCATGGACGCCTCGTCTTTGACATCGTCCGCGAATGCCGTGAGGAACTTCTGTCCCTCCGACTTCGCCAGATCCACCCGCTTGCCGGCGGTTTCGCTGTCCCGTTCCTGGACAACCTTCGCCCGCCATTGCTCAAAGCCCGCCCTCATAGCATGCCACTGCTCGAAGGCGTACTTCTGCTCCTCGTAGGTCGCCGGATCGCTCCGGGCCAACGAAATGTCGGGCTTTGCCGGGGGAGTGCCGAGAAGCTGCTGGGGAACGGCCTCTAACAGAGTCACCAGTTCCTCACGCTTCCGCGCGGCTTGTTCCGCCTGGGTTTCCAGGTGCTTCCGCTGCTCAGCAAAAGCCTGCGTTTTGCGCGTGTAATCCGCCTGCCGGAGATAGCCGTCACGCAACTCGGAGAGGCTGACCTCTTGCTCCTTGCCATCTAGACTGATGGTGAAGCTGGGTTCCTCGTCCTCCTCGCCTTCTTCGCCTTCTTCGTCATCGGTTTCGCCGGTATCATCCTCCTCGGAGTCCTGCGTCTCGGTTTCTTCGCCGTCCGCAGGTTGCTCCTCGGGCTCGTCCTCCGACTCGGAGAGATCAGCGGCCTCTGGGGTCTGATCGTCCTTGGGTGCCGCCTCGGCTTCGGGTTGCTCGCTGGGAGTCCCTCCGATAAAGCTGCTGACAGCCTGGTCCAGGCTGATAGGGGTCTGGTCGCTCAAAGCGATTCGTCCTCATCTTCATTCTCCACACCCAAGGCCTCGTTGGCCTTCCGGAGCGCGGACTCGATAGCACTGATAAGCCCCTCGATTGCCCGGTACTTCGTCCAGGCCTGTTCGCGAGCCGCAGTGTCGCTGTCGGGACGCTTCCAGCCTTTGAAAACGTCCGATTTCATCTCTTCCAGGATGTCGCCCAGAAGAGGATTGTTGATCAGGTCCAGCGCGTAGGCGCGGCGCTGCTCAAGAGTGAGGGTCATGGCCAGACAGAAAAGCCTCGAAAGCCTTGGCGCGCTCGATAATCTCGCGGTCGCTCAAGCCTGGGGCGTTGGCCATCTCAAGGGCGCGGGCACGACGCTCCTCCGCGCTGCGGTCATGCCCGCCACCTTCCTGGTGCTCATACCCAGCCGTGGGAGCACCAAGTATGCGGCGCTGCGCCTCGTAAAGGTCATTCCCAGACATAACCACTCCTATTGCCGGTCAATGTTGATATCGGCCTGCTTGGCCTGCTGCGTCTGTGCCTGGAGGGCCATTTCCATTTGAGCCAGCCGCGTCTCAAGCAGCATCTCCGCCACCCGCATACGCTCCTCAAGGGCAAGTTTGGCAGCCGCCACACGGGTTTCCACCGCCGCATCGATCTCCGCCTCCCGCATCGCCGTTTCAGCCTCGATACCAGCCTCCACAAGCTGCGCCTGAGCGCCGAACTCCGCCACCTGCTGCTTGGTCATCGCGTCGGCCTGTGCCTTCTTGCCGGCAAGCTGCGCGTCGCCCTGCTGCTTCATCATCTTGGCCTGATGGTCCAGCTTCACCTTCTCCATGCGCGGATCGGGCGGCGGTGGCTGGCGCTTGGCCTCCTCCATCTTCCGCGCCACAAGCTGCTTTACCTGCTCGGGGGGATTGAAGAAGCTGGTCGAGGGGCCGACGCCCGTGAGCTGCGCGATCCTGGCGAGCGTATGTGCGTACTGATCCGGAGTGCAGACCGGGTTGTCGGCCCCAAGGGTGAGTAGGATTTCCTTCTGCTCCTGCTTGATCATCTGCAAAGCGACGAGGTTCTCATCCCGCGAGCCCGTCCCGAGGCCAACCATGACCTCCAGCTCCATGTCGTCCGGCCAGTCCTTGGGGTTGACCGTCTTGTACTGCCCTGACTTGCGGATTTCCATCTGGCCGGACTCACTGGAGCGGATCAGTGCCAGCACCTTGCGCGCCATGGGAACCAATGCCCGGTGTGCTATCGTGGCCGCGATCATCTCGGGCTGGGTCTGCCCCGCCCCCAGCACGGCCAGCACGCCAATCTCCGAGGATGCCTGGAGGTTCTGCGCCGCAAGGCCCATGCTTTCCTTGCTGATGCCGGTGCGCTCCGCCCGCGTCTCGTTGAAGGCCTCACGCACCATCAGGGCCTTGTCGCCAATGAAGGGCGTCACGTCCCAGGTAACAGCATCGGGATGGTCGACCTCAAAAACACCGTTGAACTTGTTTTCAATCAGGCTTTGCCGGTCGTATTGGTCCTTCACCGCCTTGCGGCGCGGGTTATTGACCAGCACCAGGTTATCCAGCACCTGCCGGGTAATCTGCGTCTCCACGTCCTGCAGGTCCATCACGTTGTCGGCCTGGCTCTCGCCAATCACATTGTGCTCAATGGCAATGGCGGGCGAGTCGCAGAACGGATGATCGTCCGCGTACTCATCCTCGACAATCTCAGCCGGACCCTCTCCGATACCCACCACATGGCGCAGCTCGGCAAAGCCGTCGCCGTCCCTGTCAATGCGGATGTAGAGGTCGTAAACCGCGATAGGCTGCGTGGCCTTGTCGGCGTTGCCGCGCTCCTCGGTCGGATCCTGAGTACCACCACGACGCGCCCGGCGCTCCTGGTCCATGTGATCCGAGGTGGCCCCGCCCGTGCCCGACCCGGCATGCTTGATCGCCGTATCCCAATCAACGCCCATCTCGACCACGTCGGAGACGGTCTTGATGCTCTTCTGGCCCACCAGCTTATAGTGGCCGTACTCGGTCGAGGAAGCGCCGCGATCCACCAGGAACTCCTCGGGCGGCACCGGCTCAATACAGATGCGGCTCTTGCTGGAGCGGCGCCTTACCGTGGCGTTGACCCTCATTTGAGGCGCCGTGTAAATCCCTGGGATTTCCTCAATCCTAGCGTCCACCACCTCAATCTCGTCGCTGCCGGCCAGCATGAAGAACTCTTCCTGGCTGCCCTGGAACTCACGCTCCTGAACGCGCGTTTCGTCCTTCTCGTACACCTTGAAAACGCCCGTCTTGGCCTTCAGGCAATCCCTGACGAAGGTCTGCATGTTCAGCCAGCCAGGGTTCATGTTCCAGAAGATATGGCTTACAGCGTCGGTCGCGTCCTGGGCGTCCTGCTGCATCTTCGGGTCCATCGAGCCGGAGCGGAACGCCACCACGTCGGTTCCACCCGTGAAGATCCGCATAAGCTGGGGAACGGTCTGCTCGATGGTGTCGCGCACCACCCGCATGACGAACTTGGATCGGCCCTTCTGGGCCGGCAGGTCGCAGCCGCCATTGTAATAGATATGCGCCTTGGCACGCTCAGGGCTGATGTCCTGCTCGATCCAGTTCTCAGCGTCGGAACAGATGTCCTTGATGGCCGAGGCATAGGCCTCATCGGACATGCCGGTTTCCTCCTCGGCCCGCTCTTCGCCTTCCATCTCGGCTATTTCTGCGGGGAGAAGGTCAACCATGCTCACAGCACCCAATCATCTTCAGGAACGTCAGCCGATGCATTGCCCCAGCGCGGCGTGCGGCTGTAGCCCTGCCCGAACTGGCGGAACGCATCGGCGCCGTGCGCGTACTGGTCATGCCTCGGATAGTCGCGCCAAGTGCCCAATTGCTCGTTCCAGTCCTTGCGGTAGTTGTCCAGGCAGGTAATGCCCTCAGCCGTAGCCTCAGCATCGAACCAGCAAGAGGCGAAGGCGTCGCGCGTCTGCTGAATGCCCGTCCCAATCTCAGGTGTGCGCGGCACGACGCGGGTGTGCTTCAGTCCCAGTTGCTCAATGACCTGTTGCCGTGACAGGTTTTGCAGTTGCGAGAGGTCCGTCACCTCAGCGTCATGAGGCAGATAATGCTCACCCCAAGAGCAACCCTGCGGCAACCAGTCCTTCAACCACTTGACGTAATGGCCCAGGCTCTCACCATTGCTCTGGTAGAAGCCTATGAACCTGTCTTCCTTGCCGGTGTGCTGGTGCAGCCAGATGCTGTTCAGATCGTTGCGGCCAAGATCCCAGAACGTGTTGACCGGAACCGCCGTCTCGACAGGAATGCGGCAGATACGGCCCTCTTTCCTGACCCGCGCCATTTCGTTGGCGTAGTAAGCACCCTCGACGGCAACCTCGAACGGCTCCTTGGGCGTGGACGGAAACTCCCGCTTCATGTCGTCGCCCATCTGCTCCGCCTTTTTCGCGTACCAGGCCTTCTGTTCGTCATCCAGCCCGATGCCCTGCGATTCCAGCTTATCGAAGTAGACTTTCAACTTCTGGTCTATGAAAACCCCGCGATCAGGGAGACGATGACTCCTTTTCATCCACCATGGGTAGAAATGAAACCTCGGATCAAGCGAGGTAAGGTGCGTCCCGGCCGTCTTCAGCTTCTCAGAACGCTGGCAGAGGTCGTAAAACTCGCCACCGATGCCCTCGGCGGTGCTCTCGATGTCAATGAGCTGGCCGGCATGAACCGTGTTCAGCGCGCCGGTCTTGATTTCCTTGGCCTTCTCAGGGTATCTGGCGGAAATCTTGCCGTATTCGCTGACATGCAGACGCTGCAACGTGCCGCCACGCAAACTGGTCCCAACTCGGACGCCCGAGCCGTTGCTGAACCTGATCTCGTTCGCACTGTCGGTGGTTGCCGCGACAACCTCCCGCAGCTCCTGAGGCAGCCTGTCGTAAGCGAACTTGATCTTGCTGCGGAAGATCGCCTTCGCGTCGTCAAGGCTTTGGGCAATGATGCCAAATTCGATGTTGCTGTTGAATATGCAGTCGTCCAGCCCATCGATCTGGATAACCGTTGAAAACCCTAGGCGCCGAGCCTTTAGGATGCAGTTGAAGTGCCACCGATTGCCCAGGAAGTTGGCCTGATCCTCGTTGGGCCTGAAAAGAACCTCTTCGCCCTCTTCGTCGGTGATCCAGTAGAGATTGTGCAGCCGCCACATGCGGTTGCCGAAGGTCGCCGCGTACTTGTCAACCAGCGCCTTACTGGCCACGGCCACGCTAGGACCGCTCTTCCCTCGACTTCCTGTCGAAGGCGCTCAGCAGCGCCGCAAGGTCGCCGCCTACATCATGTTTCATGTCCAAACCCTGAGTGGGCTTGCCGTCCAGGCGGTCCCCGATCTCTTTCAGGGCAGCGACATCACCACCAAGCGCCTTCTCGACCAGAACCTCTGCCAGCAAGGCAAGCTTCTTGGTCTTTTGCCCAGACGCAGCCTCTCGTTTGACCGCGAGCATGAGTGCGTCGCGCCAAAGCTTGTCTGCTTTTGGTCCTGGCGACGGAAGAGGTCTCGGGTTTGCCAAGTTTCGTACCTAATGTCTTGATAAGTATCAATTGTGCAGTGCAGCAAGAATGCCGTTCGGTTCGCTCACCCCCAAGCCCCTTCGTGTGGCTTGGAGAAATGCGTGGTGCGCTCCTGCTTGAAGCCGTCACCTGGGCGGGTTGCCCTCAGCCTGGCCCGGTCGTTGTGGTCCAGGGTCAGGAAGGTGTTGGCTGGGAGGTTGTAGTGCTCCAGCCCGGTGAATCTGCCAATCTTGCGGGCCGCCTTGTCCATGGGCTGGAACCAGATCTGGTGCCAACGGTCACGGCTCAGGCTGTCCGGGCTGATTTCCGCCGAGGCAGCAGGATGAAACAGAGCCGATACGGTAAAGGCCGTGGTCGTGACCAGAAAGGCGCGGCGGGTGATGTTCACCGATTCCTCGTCTGCAAAGAGAAATACCGCCCAAGCCGCTGCACATAGGCAAGGCTGGTGAGGATCAGGCGCCAGTCGCCAGGGTTCCACTCGTAGCGGCCAAGCAGGTAGTCAACAATCTCCCGGGCCAGGATGGGCGCGCTGGGCTTCTTGAGCTTAGCCGCGGCCTTTGACTTGCGCGGAGCCTCCAGAACCTCCTCCAGGTCATCCCGGCGCACGCTGGGAGCCGTTGTCAGTTCCGGGGCAGCATCCACGCCCTCAGGAGCGGGACGGGCCTTAGGCGGCCGCCCTAGGCGCTTCTTGGGGGGCGCGTCTGTCATGTTGTTCTCCTTGGATTAAGCGCTCAAGGCGCCAGCCTATCCCGTAGCGAGTCGCCACCGTCCAGCCGTGCGGCCTGATTTTACACCTGACCCGGCAGATAAGCACCCGTACGGCGCAGTGCCATTGGTCTGGCATGTGGGCCGCCGAAGGCCACAGAATTTCCGAGATAGCCTCGCCAGACAGCTCGCGGTGAAACATCAGGGCGGTCAGCACCAGGCTTTCCTGATCCTTTAGCGCCGGACTCCAACTGCGCAAAGCCGTCATGTCCCTAGCTATGGCGTTAGCGGCCTTGCCAGCCTCGTACAGGCGCTTAATCTCATTCCAGGGAACGGGCTTGGTGTTAGCTGGCATGGTTACTTCACCCTAAACCCCATCGGCAGCCT